AATGTACAAGTCCATCACAGTGCCTTTGGTAGCGCCAAGAGCAGCACCAAGCAACGTGCCAGTAGGCAGCGTGATGGTTGTGGCAGCAGCAGAGGTAGATGTGATGTAGCCAGTTGCAACTTCTGCTGCGGTAGCTGTTGCAGTAGCGTTAATCGCGGCAGTTGAGGGGTGATTCTGATCAGTGAAGACCAGGTTGGTGGTCGTCAGATTTGTAACGCTGGTAGTAACGCCAAAACTAGCGTCAACAGTGACGTTGCCAGTGGTGGGGCCTACAGTGATTGATTGAAAGCCGTTTTGCGATCGAACTGGGCCGGTGAACGTGGTATTTGCCATGATTGATTCCTTACATGCAAGTGAAAGTGTTCTGTCTGCATGTCGTCAGCCGGGACTGTCAGAACACCGGAGGACCCCGGAATGTGCTCAATATACATCAAAAGAAAAAGGGGCACAAGGCCCCTTTTTCCGTTTACCTGTTTATTAAGCGCCAGGCGAGCCAAAGATGCCGCGTGGATCGCTGAAGCCAAAGCTGTAGCGCTCACGTGCCTTGTAGCGGACGTTGCCGGTGTCGAAGTCGCCCTCGAAGCCAGTCTTCATGGACACGCGTTCAAACATTTTCATGCCGTTAGGAGCGTCAGTCTTGATGAAGTACGCATCTGGATCGGTCAGGAAGTTGTTAACCACGTAGCCTTGAGGAACCATGCCCATGTTGCGGATGGCGTTGACATCGTTATCAGCAGTACCGACGCGGAGCGTGGACTTCATGATACGGTCAGCAGTGAACATCAGCTCTTTGGGGATGATCAACTTCAGGCCTTGGACGGCGATCTTCAGGCCGCGCTCGTCGGTGAACGCTGCGATGTCGATCAGAGCTTGTTCCAAGGAGGTCTCGGACAAGTCAGCGGCCGTAGCCAAGGTGTTGGACAGGTTAGGACCAGACAGGGTCGGGTGATTGGTTGCGCACAGAGCAACACCGTCGCCACCGATGGAGGTGGTGAAAGCGTTGTTGAGCACAGCCGCAGCCTTGATCTGCTTGGTCTGAGCCATAGAACGGGCCAGGGCCTTGGTGTAGCGGGCAGACAAGCGGTCGTAGAGGTTATCTTCAACAGCTTCTTCCGTCAGCGAGAACGCCAAAGCAATGGTCTCATGGGTGTAGCGAGCTGTGTAGACCTCTTGAGCTTGGTCGTACGAAACGCCCGCGCCTTCAGTCTTCACAGGAGCTTCGCCGAAGCCCGATTCCATCACTTCCTCTTCAAACGCGCGGTCCGAAGACTCGATAGCGTAGATTTGGGTGTGTTGATTCTCGTAGTTTTTGTACTCGAGTCCGAACAGAGCATTGAGACCAGGCTCAAGCTCTTTCACCAGTTGTGCACGTGAAATTGCCATGATTGATCTCCTTAGGTGCTAAAGCCCGGCGTGCCAGTGCTGCCGTACATGTGCTCGTTAATCTTCACAACAAGAACGGCGTATTGGCCCAACTCGTTGCCCGGAACATTCCACAAACCGACTACCTTCAAGTTGGCAGCAGCGCTTTCCGTGAAAGTACCACTCATGGTCATGTTAGACAGTCCAGTTGTGGTGCTACCAGTGGTGGAAGCGGTGATGTCAGCGTTGGTGCCGAATGCAGCCTGGGTGGGGGTGCCAGCGTTCTGGATGATGAACAACTGGCTAGGATCGTCAATCACGTCAGCAATGATCTTGCCGCTAGTGATGTTGACGGAACCAGGATAGTAGTTCTTCCAGGTGGGTTTGCCAGTGGTGGGGTCAATGTAATTGCATCCATTGAACACGCCAACTGCAACCGTGTGGTCGGTGTTGTTGAACTTGACCAAGTAACCATTGTCAATGGTCACCAAGTCGCCTTGGAAAATTGCCCCGGACTGGTTATCCGCAATCTCATAGCCGTACTGTTTTTGACCACCAGTAGCGGAGAGATTGCCGAGAGGACGCAGACCAAAGGGCTTATTTACGTTTGCCATTTGTCATTTCCTTAAAAAAAATAAAATTTGTCAGCCCTTGTTAGAGCCACCAAAAGAAACGCGAGACTGACGTGTGGGCCGCTGAATGGTCATGCTGTTGTGAGCATTCGCTTTCATCAACTCGTTGTCCGCCGCCTGTAATTGGTCGTTCGCTCGACTTTGGTAATACGCAGTGCGCTCCGCCAACGTCTCAACCGGAATACGTGCAAGAAGTAAACCTCCCACGCTGATAACACCAGCATGTCGGCCGTCTTCTACTGTTGGCACATGATAGTCGGGGTACTCGTCCCCACGAACCAGCTCATACCCCTCGCGGAGCTTTCCAGAGATGTTCGTGCGGTCGTCAATACCACCGGCTTCAGAGCGAATCCAACGGTGCTTGTATCCAGGAGGCGCAGGTGGCGCATCCAGCCGTGAAGGGGGAGCCCAAGGTTTACGTCGCGCATCTTGATCACGGGATTCGGCCCCGCGTGAAGTGCGATTGAGTGTAGGTACTTTAACGTCTGACATGGTCTTACTCCTTTACGTACTTGGCATATTCCTCAAGCGGAACACCCAGCTTTTTGGCAATTGCAACTTGACTCGGGGTCAACTTGACAGTGCGGCGTGCGTTGTTGATACCCGAAGATCGGGATGCAGGAGCCACCGTTTGCACGAGTCTGGCGGACCTGTTAGTTTGCGCTTGCTGCTGACCCCCGCCCAGCTTCTGGGGGAAGGTCTGCTTCAAGCGCGCGTCTAGCTCATCATAATACTCATTGCTGTTTGGGTCAAATCCCTCAGACTGAATCAACTGACGATGGATTCCCCAGGCTGCATGAGTCATGGCAGTATCTCGGCCGTACCAGGGGTTACGTTCAGCCCAGTCCTCGACCCGTGGGTCGACTTCCTGCTGAACTTGTACCTGGGGCTGCTGGGCAGCTTGCTGGGCAGCGACCTGCTGCTGATAGTTCCACTGCTGCACCTGCTGCTCGCGCTGTTGGGTAGCAGCAGTGATCTGGCTTTGCTCCATAGTGAGCGAGGTCAGGCGCTGCTGGGCTTCCGTTTCGGTGTCAATGTCACCTTCTTCACGGGCCTTGCGGATGATTTGCTTTAGGGCAACAACTTGCGTCTGAACACGGCCATTGGCCTCGCCCAGGCGCGCGCCGTCCACGGTCATGTACTGCTGCTCGAGCTGGGTAGCCCGGGCCTGTACGCTCTTTGCGTACTCCAAGGCTGCCTGCTCGCGGCGCTGGGTCTCGCGCAGGCGCGCGGTCAGTTTGTCAATGCGCTTCTTGACGCCTTCGCTGTACTGGTCAAGCTCTCCGGCCTCACTGGAGGTTGTCTCAACCCTGGGCGCTTGGGGCTTGTCCAATACTTCAGCAGCACCGTCCTCCCCAATGGAAACGGTGGCCGGACTCTCGTCCTCACCTATCTTAAATTCAAGTTGCTCATTCATGTCATTGCTCCTTTACATGTGCAGGATGTCTTCAGGACTGTTTACCACTCCAAGTACCTCGTCGTCGTTGATGAGACGAATCTCACCCCCGTCGATTGGGATGCGTGCGCCAGCGTAGCGGCCAAAAATAATCCAATCACCCTGTTTGCACCAGGCACCGGTGGGGAATTTGGATTGATCGGCATAGGCCAAGGACCCTACCTTCAAAACGTAGCCGCATGTGGTGCCAAGCTGCGTTCTGCGCTGCGTTTCTTCGGGGATAAAAATACCGCCCTTAGTTACATCCGCGCCGCGATAGGGAAGGATGGCGATGCGCCACCCACTGGGTTTTGGTATGGTGTCGATGACCGCTTGGTGGAGCTTTTCGGGGTCAAAGCCCTGCTCGGTGTAGGCGTCTTCAAGGGCAGGCGGCTTGTTAGCTGCCTCCTCGGCCCACTTACGCTCCAAGGCGGTCATGTTGATTTCAGGTACTGTTGCGGTTTCCATGGTCTTCCTTTCACTTAAGTAAATCGTCTGTGTCATCCGTGACTTTCCTGAGCAAGTCTTTCACGGAGTCTTCAGCCAGTCTCAAGCCCTCAAGGCGACCCATCATGAAGCGATACCGCTCCATGTCTGTAATGGTTCCGTTCAGGACAATCATTTTTGATTGATCCTGAAGTTTCCTGATCTCTTTCAGAACTGCTTCTGCAAATTCAAGCATGGTGTTTCCATGAAAAGCAGACGGTACAAGGCCCCGTCTGATAGCCCTCACTCACGAATCAGTATAGCTTAACCGGATAGTTGCCATCTCTCTTTTTTACTACCTTGAAAGGGCCCTGAACTCCTTTTGGAGTTTGCACTCCGTCCTTGGGCTTCTTAGCAACTGGTTTTTTGGCAGCTGGTTTCTTAAGCGGCATATCGGCCTCCTGGTTGTTGGGGTTGACTGACCTTGGCTTGCTGCAACTGCAGCTTCTGCTGGTTAATCTGGTTGGTCTGCTGCGCTTTCTGCTGGTCAAGGCCCAGGCGCTGCTGGTCAAGGCCAATGCGTGCCTTGTCTGCCTCTGCGCGCTGGGCAATCTCCTTCTCCTTGAGCTGTATCAGGGGGTCAGGTCCCTCTCCACCGGCAAGCTTCTCTTGCAGTTCGCGCACTTCCTTCATACCCATGGCAATGTTGATAGCGACGATGCCTTCCTTCTGGATAGCAGAGACCATGCGGTCGGGGTCGGTCCCATACTGTTTGAACAGCTCGACTTCCATGTCCTCTTCTGCACGCAAACGGATGTGTTCCAAAACATGCTTCTGCAACTCGGCAGCAGACATTGGGTTGGCCTGCAGAATGGGCGACATGCCCATCATCAGGTGCGTTGCAATGTGCGCATCGTGCTGCTGGCCGGCAAAGGCTTTGAGCTTCATGCCGTTGAGGACGTCACTGTTCTCCGACGCCGGGTCGCGGGGCATGTTGGTGTTCTGCGGCAACAGCACACCGTCGATGTCACGGATGTTCAGCGCCGCATACATGCGGTAGTAGGCCTCGTACATGTTGTGCATGTTCGGGGCGGCCTGGGCAAGCTGCAACTGCATCTGAGCCAACTGGATACGCTGTGCAGAGCTGAAGATGTTGGGATCAGCCACCGGCTGCACCGACACCATGCTGTCGAAGTCCTTCTTCTTAATCTTGCGGCTGGCACCTGGCACGTCGTAGGGGTACTCGTCCGGCATGTACTGGCCAAAGCCCTCGAACAGCAGGCGAAACTCCAGCGTCTGTGCATAGTGCAGGCGCTTGTGGATGCTGGACATGACCATTGAGCCGCGTTCCAGCAGCGCCAGGGTCGTTCCGACCTGTGCGTACTGGTTGCCGTCGCCCACTTGCATGTCGGCGGTGCTGGACAGGCGCTTGCCCGAGTCCACCAGGAAGCCCATCAGGGCAAACAGCACCTGGCTCGGCTCTTTGTACGGCAAAGGCAGCAGCGAGGACGCCAGTTCCGCGCCGCCGGCGTCAATGTCACGCCATTCGCCAGGCTGGATGGGGTTGGAGTCGTCCGCGATCCGCGCGCCACGGGCTTTAAAGCCTGCAGGCAGGTTAGCGAGCGTGCCGGCGTCAATCAGCTGGCGCAGGGCGCTCGTGGCGGCCTTTCCAAGGCCTCCGATGAGGTGCACAAAGCCCAAGCCGTACGCTCCGGGGCCCTCGACCAGCACGTAATGCACAAAATAATTGCGCCGCGTGCATTTTTCGTCGTTTTCTTTCCAGTTGCGACGGATTCCGACCACCTTCAGGGTGTCTTCGGCAAGGGTAACCACGTACGGGCGTTTGATTCCGGTCGGTTCGCCGTTTTCGTCCTTGTCTTCAAAGCCTGTGAGGTCCAAATCAACCAGTTGCTCAAGCAAAAATATCTCACCGACGTCGTCCGTGGGCTGAATACCGGTGACTTTGTCGACGGCCTCCTGGATTTGGCTTGCATCAGCAGGAGAAGCGTAGGTATCAAGATTTACATCAAGGTATTCGCCGGCCAAAGCACGCTTGCGGTACTCGTTTGAGTCCATTGCAATGCGGTGAGTCAGGCGTGGGCACTGGGAAACGACGCTCGAGCCGTTGTACGGGATGTAAATGTCGTCCGCCAGGCATAGTTTCGAGACCATGCGACCCAGTTGGTAGTCGTAGTAGACCTTTTTGAAGGTCGAACCACCGTAGCCAGTGTAGAAAAGCTGCTGGTCGAACTCAGGTGTGTACTCTTCCATCACCGTGGTGATCTGGTAGTTCATGAAATCCTGCACCCGGCCGGCCTGTTGGAACTTTTCTACCGTCTCTTTGCCCATAATCTGCGAGCGGACAGGGCCGCCAGCAGGCATCAGCTCCTTGAAGGCCTGTGCCTGGAACTGAATGATGGCCTCGGTCAACATTGGGTGGGTCGCGCCCGACGCGCCACGGAAAGGCTTGGTGCGCTCTTCCATGCGAAAGCCCAATAAATCAAGGCCCTTGGCGTACATGGACTCCCATTCGGAGCGAGAGCCCTTGTCGGCCTCGAACAAAGACGACACCTCAATGCCGATGGAGGCCAGAACGTCCGGCTCAATGACCGCTGCCAAGTTGCTGTAGAAATCCACCTCCTCGGCGTCTTTCTCTCCCATCTCAACAATGGCTCCACCGTCCTCTTCGATGATGATTTCAATGTCGGATTGGGGCTCCGGGATGCCGCCACCTATCACCACCTCAAGGGTAGGCATCCGGTTCAGTGCTTTTTCGATTGCCATATGTGTTCCTTAGCTGTGAGCCTTGATGAAAGCCGTGTTCTTGTCGACCTCACCGCCTTTTGCGTATGGTACCGCGCCTTTCATCTCTGGCGTGATGTCGATGTAACGAACCGCTTCTTTTCCACCGCCCAAATGCTTCTCTTTGTAGCGATTGGCCAGTTGCTGTGCTTCCTGCAAGCTGTTGGCATTTTGGTTGACAATTTCTGTCGACCCATCAGCTCTTACGCCCAAAACGGTTGTGTCGGTAAAGTTCCCTCGTCCAACAATGTAGTCAACATAGGCGGGCGCGATGGGTTCAGTTTTAATTTGCGTTATGCCTGTTGCGGCATTGAACTTTTTGCCCTGCTTTACAAGGAACGCGGGGTAGATTTCATCATAGTATTTTTTCATACCCTCGCTGGCAACCTGAAGGTCATCGCCCTCCAGCCTTCTTACTTCAGCCAGGTCCGGCTCAATCTCAGGGTTAAATTCATTTCTACCTTCTTTAGCCATCATTTTTTTAGTGACTTCTCTTCCCACAATGCCTTCTAATTCTTTTGCGGAGTAGTCGCCTCGCAACACGTTTGCACCGTTTTTTGAGATGACGTTGATGTAAAAACCCTTTTCTGTAGGCTCATAGCTAATGTTGTCCACTTTTTCGGCCATGTTATACCGCTGGGCCTGCTGCATGCCCGTGGTTAGTCCCACTCGCTCATAGCCATTGTCAGCGGCATACTTCAATGCGCGCTTGAGGGCCAGTTGATGCCATGTGTCTTTGAAAGGCGCGTCGGGAACGCCTTCGTTAGAACCTCTGCCAAGCCTATTTTGTTCTGTCTGCAACATATTGAGTCTGTTAGAAACACTGTTCCATTCATTAAGAATGTCTCTTGGGGCGTCTTTGCCTTGACTTGTATAAGGTAATGCAAGTTCTTCAAGTTGCTTTTTTCTTTCCCCTAACTGCTGTCTTTCTGCAAGCAAATTATCTAGTTTCTTTTGTTCCGCAAGTTGTCTTTCTGAAGTGTTATACCCCTTTTCCCGCCCCGCTTGATGCCAATCAGATTGAAGTTCTTCAATTAACAGCATTTTCTTGCCATCAGCATCCACGCGGTCGTTAACTCGCATGTGGGCCAAAACATTGGGTTGGTTAAAATGGGATGACTTATATGTTTGTGATCTGATTTTTTTTCTTAACTCTAGTGCCGTGGCTTCCGCTTGATCTCGTAACTTTACAGAATCTCTGAGTTTTTGATAGAGCGCAACCGTGCCCGGAGTGCCGGGGTTTAACTCGCTTGCGGCCCTCCATTCCCCCATTAAATTAGTAGTTTGCCTCCTTAAATCCCCCGCAGCAATTTGAGCAGCATCTAATTCAGCTTCTCCGCGAACAGGTGTAGTCAACAATATTTCACGGTAGTTCTTACCGCCTGGAAGTACGAGACGGGGGTTGTCGAATCTAGTTGGCGCAGGTTCAGGGACAACATATGCGGCATCCGCTTCACGGTCCCGTACGCTCTGCAGTTCTGTAAGCCTGTTAGACAGGGCAGGGTCGTATGTATCGAAGTCTATCCGCCTGTAAAGCGCCTGTATCTCAGGTTCGTACTTGTCAAACACTGCCTTGCGCTTGGCAATGCCTGCAGGGTCTTCGACGACGTTACCGCCTAGCTGCACCTCTTTGACGTCAATCCGGTTGTTGGCTATGAAGTCCTGGACCTCTTGCCGCGTTACCTTGGGTTTCCCCTTTAAAAACTCGTCCAGCCCCATGGACGTTAACTCTTCTTTTTTCACATCAGAGGCCTTCATCAGGTCGTTCAGGAACGCGTTGCCTGGACCTTCTTTACGGGGCAAGTTCAAAGCTGCTTGCTCTGCCGCAGAGTAAAACCCCAAGTTAGATGCGGGAGCAGGGATCACTGCACGGCTTTGAGGCGAGACAGCGTACGACGCGCCGGGCGCGGAAAACTGTTGGTTGTACTGCTGGAAGTCCTTGGCCACGGCTGTGGCTGCCTTGCCTGTTTTTTCCGCGCCCTTGACAGCCGCGCGTGTTACGCCAGCAGGATTGATGAAGTTGGACAGGAGCTCGCCGGCGGTGTAGAAGCCCTTGGCGGTCAAGTCGGCAGGAGGTGCCTGGCGAATACCCGCCTGGGTCATCTTCTCCTTGATGAAGTCGCTGCCCCCGATGGGCTTCTCGGCGGTGTAGCCAAACGGGCGCATCAGCATTGTTGCCACATCCACCGGCGCACCCAGAATGTCATAGGGCAATTCCGTCGCGCCCTTGGCCATGTTGACGTACGCGTCGCCGGAGTCTATGGCCTGGCTGACAGGCCCCTTCTTGCGGTTCAGTCCGGTGCTTGGGCGGGCCTTGGGCACGTAAAACTTGTCCAAAGATTCTTCGCCTTCTTCCGGGCTGCCTCCGGCGCGGTATTCAGGAGGCGGGGTCATGCCCTTTTCTGCCTTGGCTTTGCGCGCGTCCATCTGCTCACGGCCCATGATGTACGGCTTGCCTTCAACCTTTTTGGTCTGGGCCTGCAGTGCCATGGCCCGCACGAGCTTCTCTAAATCTGCCTGGCTCGTGGTCCGTGATGCAAGGTCCACGCCCAGCTTGTTGTTGTGCACGTCCAGTTCGTAATCGTCACGCGGCTTGCCAATGCCAAACATGCTGAAGAACGACTCAGGGTTGCTTGTACGCTCATGAACCTTGCCCAGGAACGCTGCCACATCTGGGCCAACCTTCTTTGACAGGGCGGCTGCGGCCAGCATGTGGCGGGCCGCGTCCCGCTGGTCGTCCTGGCCCAACTGATCCGGGAACATGCGCTCCGACACGTCGGCGGCATAGCTGCTTACGCTGAAAATGCCAGGCTCTTTGGCACCTTCAGCGTCCGACTTTTTTGCTTCACCACCTTCTTTAAAGCGGTTTTTGGTCAGCCGGTTCTTGGTCAGTGTTGGGCCTTCCAAGGTCGGCGCACCAAAGGTGTCAGCGGACAGACCTCTGGCTTGTTCCTGTGCCGACCTGATCTTCAGTTGGTAGATTCGGGCAAGCTCTTCCATCTGCGAACGGGCAGATTCCGTGTTCCGCGCTGCGGGGGCCCTGTCCTTCATTGCGCCCAGGTCACCCTTGGCCAAGTCCTCATACGCCAGCTGCATTGCCTTGTCCGCTTCCGCGCCGCCGCCCGAGGCGGACCTTGAGCGCTTGATGGACTGCCGTGTAGGCGAGGCCTTGCCTGCGCCACTGAGGTCGGCCAGCATTTTCTGCGCTGTGCCCACGGGGTCCGTGTTGATGACCTCTTCCGGCTCCTCATCCGACAGGGTTTCGGCGTTCTGCGCCATCAGGGCTTCAAGGTCTACGTCGCCGCCCTTGGCAAAGCCTCCGCGTGTTCCGCGATCCCCACCGCCTGATGCGTCGCGCGCGCCGCCGCCGGTGTCTCTGCCTCCAGTAGCCGCACCCCCGCCATACCCGCCGCCGCTTTGGCTGCCGCCGCGCTCTCCGCTAGGGGGCGGGCCGTCAGGACCAGGCCCATAGGCTTCATTTGAACGCAACTGACTTAGTACACGGCTAGGTTGCGCTTGCAAACTTCCCGAAGGTGCTCCAGCCTCAACATTCTTAGCGGTTGCATTTCTCTCGGCTACGGTGGATAAGTAGCTGCCGTATGTGTTAGCCAATGACCCAAGCGCTTTTAAAGGCATACCAAAAGGGGCCATCACAGGATAGTTTGACAGTGCTTTTCCTGCGTCCAGCATGGACCGCGCAAACCCCGGGCTCGGGTTAAACCCTTCTCCGGGCGCACCTTCAGGGGCAGTTTGCCTACCGCCTCCACCCCTATTCTCCGCGCCTCTTACAACCCAGTCGTTGCTTGGCGGGGTATATCCGCCGCTACTGGCTACATAGGTCTGGCCCGTCTTGGGGTTGTACCAAGTAACTGTTTCCATGCTGTTCACGCTGTTGGAAGGCGGCTTAAACCCAAAATCTCCGCCTACTTCGCCGCCCTTGGCAAAGCCAAAGGGCCCACTAATCGGGGCCATGCCTGGTGCAGTTATCCGGTTGCCCATGCGGTCCGTAAAGAATCCGGCGTTCTGTGCGCCACCCAACATAGTGGGCGACAAGTTGGGGTTCGAGCCCATGGTATTCATTGTGTTCATCGCGCCGTACATGGGCATGTCGGGCGAGCCAATGGCCGCGCTTCCTGGAGCAAGGCCCGTGGAGGTCTGCGGCGTCATGGCAAAGTAGTTGCTGGTCGCCGCGTTGACAGGACCCACTGCACCTATGCCACGGCTGGTGTAGCTGGGCATGGCAGGCATAGAGATGGGGATGTCCGCAGCAGATTGGCCGGCAGAACCTCCCATGCCAGGCAGCCTTATTTGGCCGGGCAAAACAGGCGGCATATACGAGGTGTTTTCAGGTGCTCTGCTAATAAACTCAGGCACTGCATTCCGAGCTCTTGGAGTTGGCGGAGTTGGAAGTGGAGGCGGAGCTATGGGCGTAAGTTGAGGCGGAGCCGCAGGAGGAGATTCGGTATACGGGGGCGGAACCGTTGGGGGTGCTGGCATTTGCTCCAACTGGTCTCTTGCCGAGGGAGGCGCAGGTGTTCCGATAACGGGAACTGCAATCATTCTTTCGCGCGCTGCCGCTGCTTCCCGCTCCGCCTGTGCTCTGGCCGCTGCATCCGCCGCGTCTCTTTCCCTCTGTGCCTCTTGCGCTAGACGCGCCAGGTAAGACTCATACGCCCTGTCGTTCTGCTTGCCCAAGCTCCCTGAGCCTACCGTCCCAAAGTACGGGGAGTCGTACATATCCGCCGTACCGATTTGGCCAAACGGGTCACTGTTTTTCTCTATGTAAGCCCTGTACTCGGGGGACTCATAGTACGGGTTGTCCGCCGCTACTGTGGAAGGTAAAAAAGCAGGTTGGGCTTTTGCCCCACGTTGTCGGGCCTCCAGCTCCGCCCGATCAGCAGCTTGTTGCGGGGATATCGGACCGTTTAAAGGCGCAATTGTTGTAACTACATCCTTAGCAAACTGTTCGCCTCGGTCTAACGATGATGTTCCTGACGAAGAGGGGCTAAAGGCGTTTTCAATTTTTTTGACAACCTCGCCAACAAAGCCCCCTTTAAATTCTGACAGGCCTGTAACAGGGTTGATGGTCCCAGAGCCGCCGTTCTCTTTTAAGAACCGCACTGACTCGGGTGACAGGTAGGCAAGGAGTTCATCGCCGCCCCGACCTGCGGCCGCCACCTGGTCGGCCAGCTCCATGATTTCTTCTTTGGTGTAGCCGTATGACTCGAAGTCCTTAATGATTGAGCGGGCTGCTTTGTCCTGTGGGTCTTCGCTGACCTCGCCGCCCTTGGCCATGAGACGGGTCATCTCGTCGTTGTACGCCTGACGTTGCTGCTCAAATGCGTCCAGTTCCATTTGCCGCGTGCTGGGATCGGCAAAGTTCTGAACAGCAGGCATGTCGTACTTAGATTTCTTCATCATATCGCCCCGGCCAAGGAAGTAGTTTGGACATTTTACGCGTCAATAGTACTCCGGCACAAGGTCCTTGGCGGATTCTTCTTCCACGTCATCTGTACCCAGGGTAATGAAGTTGCCGCGCCGAAAACGGTCCATGGCCATTGTTGTGCTGTCCACCATGTCGTCATTGTCGCCATGCGGGAAGGCCGCGCATTCCTCTACAAGCATCTCGGCCCATTCCGTATCCGGGGCCCAGACCATGCCAGCCTCAAATACAGGTGCTACTGCGTTGGCCCGCGCTACCTTGTCGGTGCCCGTGCGCCGCCCGCCAGGGGAGTACATCGTGACCGGGATGTTCATTCTTCGCAGCTCCTGCTGGAGAGGAGTTCCTGTGGCCTTGGCCTCGATCAGCACGTTGTCCGGTTGCCAAAGGTCGTACTGTTCCTTGGCAATACGTTTGAGTTCCGGGAAGTCCCAGCGCCCGCGCTTGACGTCCAGCAGCATGATTGACGCGCCGGAATCCTCGCTCAGGTAGAACACGCCCCAGGTCGTGATGACAGAATAGTCAGCCGTCTCCTTTTTGGAATACGCCGTGTCCATGGACTGGATGATGTAGTTCACAATGGGCGGCTCGTCCTTTGGCCAGACTTTCCACCACTCCCTTTTCAGGATGGCACCCTCGTCGTTCGTGGGCTGCTGCTGGTACATCGCGTTCCACTTCTGCACCGACAAAGAGGCTTTCACGCCTTCAAGCTCCTCCAACTTCCAGTAGCCCGGCCAAAGGGGGCGACCGCTTGGCAGGATGGCGGGGAACTCGATGACCTCCCACTGGTCCGCGTTGCGCGATTTCTGCGCCTTGAGCAGCCGCGCCGTCAAGTCCTTGGTGCTCCAGCGCGTCATCACAATGACAATTGCACCACCTGGTTGCAAACGCGTGCGAGGGCCAGAGATGTACCACTCCCAGGCGTTGTCCAAAGCAAGCTCACTCATCGCATCCTGTTCCGAATGCGGGTCGTCAATGATCAAGACGTCCGCGCCACGGCCGGTCATTGCGCCGCCCACACCGACGGCAAAGTACTCCCCACCTTTGTTTGTGTCCCACCGGCCGGCGGCCTTCGAGTCCTGCTTCAAGATCACATCGGGGAACACCTGCTTGTACGTGTCCATGTCCATTAGGTCACGGACTTTCCGGCCGAATCGAACGGCTAACTCGCTGTTGTGGGTCGCTTCAATGGCCTTGGTTCGCGGGTCTCTTCCCATCAGGTAGGCAGGGAGCAGATAGCTTGCAAATTCAGATTTTGTGTGCCGGGGAGGCATGTTGATGATCAAACGCTTAAGGGTGCCGTTGGCAATCCGGTCGAACGCCTTTGCCATGACCGTGTGGTGCTCTCCAAGGATCGCGCTGGGCCAGACGTAGCGGGCAAAGTCGATGAAGCTGGTCTGGGCATTGCTTTGCGCACCAAGCTGCGCGAGCCGGTACTCGAGTCTCAGCCGTTCCGCGTCTACTTCTTCAGGGATCATGGAAGTCCGTTTCGTTTCAAATTTTTAAATATTTTGACACGAGTTGAGTTTGTTGACAAAGGGGGCCCTTTATTGCTGGGCCCGAAAACTGTTTCACGTGAAACTGACCGTGTGAAAAAGGGCTAATGCCCGCGCAGCTGGCGACCCGGCCCGTTTTTTGGGCCCCGGCACCCCGGGGTCGGCGGCCAGGCACCAGGGCGCGCGCACCAGGGCGACGCGGCCACCGGGCCACCAGGGCGCGCACCAGGTAACGCGGGCCACGGCCCCAGGTCGGCGGCCACCAGGTCGGCGGCCACCAGGTCGACGGCCACCAGGTCGGCGGCCACCAGGTCGGCGGCCACCAGGGCGCGCACCAGGTAACGCGGACCACGGGCCCCGGCACCAGGTCGACGGGCCACCAGGTCGACGGCCACCAGGTCGGCGGGCCCCGGCACCAGGTCCAGGCACCGAGCCCCAGGGCGCGCGGACCATGGCCACCAGGGCGCGGCCGGCGAGCCCAGGCACCAGGTCGACGGGCCACGGGCCACGGCCACCAGGTCGGCGAGCCCCGGCACCAGGCACCAGGTCGACGGGCCACCAGGGCGCGGATCGGGGCCTGGGCGGTGCGATACGCGGGCCACGGTTCAGGCGTCCGGTGGCCGGGGCCACGGGGCGGGCCCAGGCGGCCACCAGGTCGGCGGGTTACCCGGAAAACCCGGCGGGTTATATGCGCCGTCGGTGCGATACCAGGCGCAAAAAAACCCGGCGCGCGGCCGGGTTTGAGTTAAGGGAAACCGGCCAGGCTAGGCGGGCACCCCGGCGGTGGCGGCCAACTCAGTCAGCATGGCGTCGGCGGTGCCCAGGGCGTCGGCCCGGTTATCGGTGAAATACTCGGCGACCAGGCGGCCGCCGGGGCCGGTGGCGCGAACCTGGTATTCGGACCAGGTGGCCGACCAGGCGACGCGTACCAGGCCCGCGTCGGCCAGGTGGACCAGCTGGACCAGCTGCAGCCGGGGGCTCATGCGCGCTCCACCCGGATACCGCCACGCGGGCCCAGGCTAAGGACCAGGTCGGGGTATTCCACCAGCTCGGCCCGACTCGGGGCCAGGTGTATCGAACCGTCCAGGGCCTGGCCATATTCGGCCAGGTCGTGCGCGTCGTAGCCATAAGCGGCTATAGCAGCAGCGCGCGTGCGATAAGGGCGGGCCTGGTCCAGGTCGTCCGAGCCCAGGCGCAGGAAATAAAGCGCGCTCATGATTGAGCCCCCTCGGCCAGGTCGGCCAGGTCGTTATAACTAAGGGCGTCGGCGACCAGCTCGGCCACCGGGCGACGGGCGACGGCCACCCCGGCCAACAGCTCGGCGGGCAGCAAACAATCCAGGGCGAAGCGCTCCCAGGTCACGCCGTCGGCCACGCGGTGAAATACGGTCGACGTGCCGGTGACCATAACCGGCCAGGCTTCGCACAATACGGCCACGCCGTCGGCCACCAGCATCACGTCACCGTGCGCGATTACTTCGCACTGCGACCAGTCGTAAGCGCTGGACATGTCCAGGGCGCGGAGATCAAAAATTATCGGGCTCATGCTTTCTCGCTTTCTAGGTTAGTCCCGGCCACCGTGGCCGGGGATTAAATTTTACTCTAATAAATCCACTGAGTGCAACAAGTAAAAAGCCCGGCACCTGGCCGGGCTCGGTGGCCAGGTCGGCCAGGTTACGCGGCGACGCCCAGCTCGGCATCGGCCAACAGTTCGACGGCCCGGGCCTTAAGTGCTGCGCCGGTGCCAAACCACGCGCTTTCCATGCGGGTATTGTCCGAGCGGCCGCGCTCATGGTCGACCAGCTCGGTAACAGAATTCAGCATCGCCCAGCGGGTCCCGGCCACGCCGGGCAGGTCGGAACCGATCGCCCGGCCGTTAAATAATTCCATGATCCGAACGTAAGCCTTCGATTCATTTACAGGGCGCGCGCTCGAATGGTATGGGCGCAGCAGCTCGGACACAAATGCGTCGGCCTGGTCGCGATCCATGGGGGCCCCGGCGAGCTGGCGCGACTGAACCAGGAAACCCTCGAACGCATTCGCGACAATGCCGAGCTGTAGCCGGACGGCGTCGGGATCGAAGCGCTCAGAATGCAGAACCCGAACGGCCGATTTCAGATAGCCGGTGTTAATCTCGCCCTCGCCCTGAATCACGCGGCCGCCACTGTATCCGCCCACGGCCGCCGTGATTGTGTTATGGCAAACCACGCGGATCGCTGTAAATTTTGCGACCGTCGCCATGGTCCCGTCGTAGCTGGTGCCCAACAGTAGATAGGGCTTCACCAGGTCGCCGTCAACCACGGGCGCAGCATCGCCGACGCTGGCCAGGGCCCAAACCCGGCGGCCGTCACTCAGAGCCCCGGCGGTTTCCAATTGAAAGCCGCCCAGGTCGACCAGGGAGCGGAAAAAATCCATCACCTGGCCGGGCTGTACCACGTTATATGCATTCGACACGACGGCCAGGGGCGCGCCGGTGTCCGAACGGTGTAAAACTTTACGAGCTGGCCAGGTTTGCAGCTCGGTCGCGGCCGGTGTCGAATATTGCACGGGGCTTTCGAGCACGTCATAAGCCAGGCCCGCCTCGCGTGTCCAGGTGTCAATACTGGCCCCAGGTGTTAAGGCCTGGCCCAGGGAATGCCATGGGGTTTGTCCGGTGTATGCCATGGCGGCGCGGCCGGTGGTTTCGTCGATCATATGTGCCATTTGATTCTCGCTTTCTAGGTTGATGCCGGGGAAAATCCCCCGGCCGGATAATTTTAGCCTAATATTTTTCGGTTTGTCAACAAGTCAACAAAAATATATTTTAGGTCGCCAGGCCCAGGTCGCCGACCACGTGATGGCGCAGCAGCGATCCAGGCGGCAGCGAACGGGAAAACCGCAGCAGCTCGGCCGCGTCGTCCTGGTGGCCGCCGGTTTTTGCTTTTTCCCAGGCCAGGCGAACGGGCCCGCCGTTACCGTAGCAGCCGCCCGGGGCATCGTCGCCGACCAGGCGCGCGCCGCTACCATGGGCGACAAACACAATCACATAATCCCGGTCGCCGCGTGCGCACAATGGGCGGCCGCCGCCGCACTGGTCGCAGCTGAAATTTTCGGCCAGCTCGGCCGGGCATTGCACAAAGCGCACGGCGTCGACGGTGTACGGCCATACGGTGCCGGACGGTGCGGCCACCACGGCCGGGCGGCCGATGGCCACGGCGGCCAGGGCCTGGGGGATCGTGTCACAGCTCGCATTTATCACGGTTTCACCAGGTGCGGGCACTGGCAGCAGCTCGGCCGCAAAATGCGAATACGTCCAGGCCTGGCCATTACGCGGGACGGCCTGGCGAACGGCCTGCAAATATTCCAGGTCGACCAGGTCGGCCGCGTGGTCGCCCTGGGGATTCAGTGCGCAGGTTTTCGGGCAGGTCGCGAATACGTTATGGCCACCGGCGCGGTAAGTCACAGCGATGGGGCCGGTCTTTTTGTTGCCGGAATGTTTGACGGTCTTAAGCATACTGGCCCCCTGGGATTGTGTCGGCCTGGGGCGCGCGCTCGATCAGGGCGAGGGTTTTTAGGTCGGTTATTTCCTGGGATAAACCAGGGCGGAACCAGGCCCCATTGTGTTCAACGGCCACCTGTTCGCCGTACATGTACGCGTTTTCGTTTTGCGTCACGTTTGACGCGGCCGGGCTCAGGTGCCGGGGCTGCACCAGGTAAACCGCGCGGGCCCCGGAGGGGAGGACCACCAGTAAGGCGGTGTCGGACAATAAAGGCATAATTTTCTCGCTTTCTTTCTTTCTAAGTGGCCGGGCGGGTTGCCTGGCCTGAAATTATTATAGTGCAATAAATCAACAAATCAACTGCCTACAAATAAAAAAAAACCCGGCACGCGGCCGGGCAGGGATCGAGCGGGCCGGATCAGGCCCGACGGTCGGCCAGCGCCTGGTCGGCCTCGGCAGCGCATGCGCGCCAGGCATTCCAGGAAATAAAGCCGGTTTCGGCGTCGGGCGGCGTCTCGGTGGCCAGGATATCGGCCGCATAGTTGCGCATCGCTTCAAGGACAAAAGCCTGCATGAGCGGGCCGGTGCTGGACTGCTCCATTATGCGAACGATAAATTTTGTGTTTGTCTCGCGTGTCATGGTAGCCCCCTTATGGTCGAATTGAAAAAGTGTTGTTGGAGAAAAAGTCGCGCATCACCTCGTCGATATCGATGTGCGCATAAATTTTCTCGCTATCGAATTCTGATGCCAGGTCGGACAGATCAATCTCGCCCGCCAGGTCGGCCAATTCGATCTCGCCCGCGATGGTGGTCAGCTGGCCTTCGGTCAGCTCGGCCGCCAGGTCGGATACGCTGATATTTTCCCCAACGGTCACCAGCTGGGAGTCGCTGAGGTGCTCGGCGATGGTGGCCAGCTGGGAGTCGCCGATATATTCGGCCAACTGCGCCGGGGTAATGTTGCCCAGTGCTTTGTCGCTGGCGTGGGTCGCCAGCTCCACGCGAACCATGTCGGCCACCAGGGGGCGCATTTGCTCGGCGAGGTCTTTGACCAGCGCCTGCATGATTGTGTTGAATTCCATGTCTTTCTCGCTTTCTGAGGGTTATGGCTTCGCGGATCGCTCGGCCTGGTTGCATTGTATATCCACTTTTATCCACTTGTCAACTGCCACCACCAAATATTTTGTGGAAAAGCCAAAAGCCCAGCAAACGACGAACCAGGCTGCCGGTTTGTGCCTGCTTTTGTTCAGGGTCTGGGGGTGGTCTCAATTGGTGCAAGCGCGCCTCTTCCAGGCGTTTTCGGTCTCGACGTCGCATGCGGTCACCGATCTAGCTCTGAATCACCGGGTTCGTATCGCTCGTATGCCAGGAACAGGGTAATGACCTGCTCCCGGGTCACCTTGAGGTCGCGGGCGATTTCTGTCACGGTCCAACCAGCCGCGTCGGCCTCGAACGCTTCTTCGATCAATTCGTTATCCATAAATTTCTCTCTTTCTAGGTTGCCTGGGACATCCAGGTGCTTACCACTTTATCACAACTCTCGCATACAAGTCAACTGTCAGTTAAATGTTTCCTGAGTTCAGACCAGGACACGCCCGTCCACGGCCACCGGGCCAGCGCGGGGGTATCGACCCCCAGGGTCGCCAGGTCGATTGCCTGCTCGCCGCAAAACAGCAGCAGCTCGGATTTGCTGGCATGCGTCGTGCCGGCCGGGTGATATTGCACCAGGATGTAGGTCGGGCAGCGCAGGTCGGCATGTTTGACGTGAAAGGCGACCTGGTGGGGTGATAGGGCGACCTTGCGGCCGCGTTTGACCACCTTCAGCTCGACCATGACAAACAAGCCATGCGGGAATGCCAGCAGGCAGTCCGGAATGCCCAGGTTCACCCTGGACTCAATCCGGGTGAAATGGCAGTTTGGGAGGTTTTCTCTCAGCCTTTTGTACAGGTTCGCTTCGGGTTTCAGTGCCATCATCTTCCCCTTCTTCGGGTTCTTCCTCGATCTGCTTGGGTGTCACGTCCACAATAGGCCCAGCGTTGCCGCCGTACAGGCGTTTGATTTCTTCGAGCTTGCGCACGACCTCTTCTTTGCTCATGCTGTCGATTGTGCCGTGGCGAATTTCTTTGCGGTCGATGTAAATCGAACCCAGGGCCTGGCCCCTTCGGTATTCGGCCTGGACGGCCGCGCCGTATGCGCCAGCCTGCAGCGCCTGGTCGCGGATAACCTGCAGGTCTCGCATATGCCGCTCGAACGTGGTGCCGTACTTCTCGCCCAGCTCGCGCCTTCGCTCCTGGATCGCGGCCACGATATGCGGGCAAATCTCCGGGTCGGTCAGCTCGCGGGCCCGGCTCTTGGCCCAAACCTCGCTGTACCCGGCGCGGATTGCCGACTCTTTCAAGGTGACGTGACCATCGCCCGCGCAAAATTCTTCGACAAACTTCCATTCCTGGCTGGTCAAAACTCTTGGCTTGTGGGCTTTGACCGGGCCGGTCACCCGGGCCTCGACAACAGCAGGCCTCCCGCCCAGGCTCTTGCCGGCCAAGAACTTCTCGTCTTTACCGCCCATCAAGCCACCCGCCACAGCCGCCAGCCTTCGCCATAGCGCCGACAGGTGAATCGGGTGCCTGGGTGGCGTTTGGAGTACATGTAGGCCGCGCTGCGCAGGTTCTTGATCCAGGTGGCGTCCAACACCAGGAAACTGTCCCCAAGGGCCATATCAGGGAATGGGTAACGCTCGCGGGGGTCGACGCCGCCAGGGAGGGGGATGTTTTTGTCAATTTTCATGGCTACATTGTGCAACAAAACCACAACTAACGCAACTACAAGGGCAACCCAGGTCAAATTCGGGGTTTTATGTAGACTTTTTTAGACCAACGTATGAAAAGTTTTTTTCAAAAAGTTAGCTCGCGCGCATTTTATGTAAATTACACCTATTGACTATGTGTAATGTAGTGTGTTCTCATAACCTATTGATTTCATTAAACTATTACACCATTACGTCTATTACACTTAATTTCAAAAAAATAAAAAAAATAAAATCACTTTTTCATTTTTGTTCTACTGAATAGCTGAAATTGACCGTGAGCCGTGATCCCCGCACCTTTCCCCTGTATAAATCCCCAGTAAAACTAAGGGTAAACCCCTACAAACATTTCCCTTGACACGTTGACAGTTGATGTGTTATATGGTAAAATATAGTTGTCAATTAGATAAATTGACAAATGTTCTTTAACAACAGAAAGTGAGAAAGCATATGAACACGACAAATCGCGTGTGGATTGAACTGCAGCCGCCCAAAACCTTGGAGCACGGCGAAGAGCAATGTAGGCTGGCCAACAAAATGCTTAAACGGCTTGGGTTGGACGTGACACAGACCTTCTTTTGGGTTGGACTGGGCCCCGGCCGACCCACCTACAACTTTACGCTGAACGACAGCGGGGAATTCATGGAATGCCCCGACAACGGCCAGTGGTTCAATTTAACCAAACTTGCGGGCTAACCCCCGCACCTCGAAACCCGCCAGCTCAACCCTGGCGGGTTTTTTATTGCACCCTCTCCCCCAACCACTGCCGGTGCTCCCCCGACAGCATCTTGGCCGCCACCTCCATGGGCAGCAGCTCCCCAAACTCAATCTCTGTCACGTCCCCGTTGTTCATCACCGGCCCGAAAAGGGCGTACTTCTGCCCGCCGGCCGTGATCACCACTATTTGAACCATGGCCCGTGGCTCGAGGGCCTGGACCAGCTCTTGTAAGGACGGGGTCATATCTTGCTCCATACCCAAACGCCCAGAATGACCAGCAGCACCCAGTACTGGTCTTCGCTCACCTCCTCAACTCCAAGCTGAGTTCCTCCACCTTCGCCAGGAGTTCCTGCGCCTGGGCGGCCAGGTGCTCCATTTGGTCGTTCTGCACCTCAATCCTTCTGCGCAGGCCGTTGACGTACTCCAGGGTTTCTACGCAGGTGATCGGCCGTGGTGGGTTTTCCGTCGAAAAGATAGCGGGTCTCATGTGGTTTGCTCCTTGAGGGTAATAAGTCGTTCTTTTACGGTTTTAATCACGTGGCTATAAATGATGGGTTCTTTTTCTTTAAGGCGCTCCATGGCCTTTTCTAACCAAGTTTCATCATTTGGCAAATCTTTCAACAACTCCATCAGTTCTTTGCGTGTTGTCATCCGGCCTTCTCCTTCAGTTCCTCAACATATTGCACCAGGTGGTCCAGGACCTGCGGCTCCAGGGCCACGACGTTGTTTTCGTGGTGATTGACTGCCAGCCACACGGAGTAGCCGTCAAAACTGGCGTACACGCCGTCACCCAGGTAGGTTGACGGGTAGGGTTCGTTTTCATCCATTGTTTTTCTCCTTCAATTTCTCGTTGATGGCTGCTGCCAAAATATCAAACCATTCCTGTGTGGTCTTGCCCGCACCCATTCCTTCCAACGGCATGATGGCGGGGCGCAGCTCCTTGATGAGTTGCACGGTCACTCCCAACGCGTCCGCTACCCCTTGTTCGTAGCTGTCTGCGCACAGCTTCAACAATGCTTCACGGTCCATTATTCTTGCTCCTTAATTTAGCCTCAATGTCCCTGACCATTTCAAATATGGTTGAACGACCCGCCCCTGTCTGCCAATCTTCCCAGTCCCAATAGGCTTGAATTTCCTCATCTGTCAGCCCTACCCACTCGCGCCTGTAGTCTTGGATGTCGTCGTCTTCAACGCGCTCCGACATCTTTCTGTATACCGCCCTAGCGGTAGGTGTATCGGGCATGTTGTTGTCTGCCAATAGTTGGCCCAACTTGTCCGCAGCCATGCGCCGCTTGGCTTGAAAGCCGCCGCCCCAGGCACCTTGCCTGCGGGCCAGGTCGTCGAACGCTTCGTCTTCTGCGTCTTTCATGAGAACACCCCCCACATAACTGCGCCAATGGTGACCACAACCAGCACCACAAAGCCCACGCCGAGAAAGGTCTTCAAGGCGTCGATGAAAAAGTCTTCGTCGTTGTCGTCGTTCATTCCGCATCCCTCCATGTCCAACCCAGCAGCTTGGTCGTGTTCTCAATCTGCTCGGGCGTTGGCTTGTGGTACATAGCAAAACTTGTATGGGGGTTTGCTTCTGCGTAGAGTACCCAGTAGCCCACAGGTGGGGGCGGTGCGTATAGTTTGTATGAAACTGGGGTGGGGATTGTGCCGCTGGTCAGTTCTTCTTCCATCAAAACTTCTCCTTGTAAAACTTCCCGATAACCTCCGCCAGTTCGTGGATATGAAAGTCTCCGCCTTCACCACCAGCGTCGCTGATCCAAATATTGCCTGGCAGCACGCCCGGGGACAACGTCCAGCCGGCCACGTGAACCTCGTAGCGTTCGCGGCCGTCCTTCACGCCCTGGTCGTAGGCCACCTGGGCCTTGCACGCGTCTTCGATCGTCATCATCGTGTACTTCTGACATTCTTGCCAGACAAACCTGGCGTTTTCTTTGTGGAGGAGTTTGTGTTCTGCTTTGCTCAATTGGAGCCACCAGTCTTCAAAGGTCATGGCAACTCCCCATGATGGCCGTGAGCCGATCCAACTCACCTATTACAAAAGTCCTGAACTGCGCATAGTCCATATCGGTTTGCCTACCAATCGTGGCTAGGATAAGCAAAACAGCGTTAAGCCCCACAGGGCCCCCTGCTGCTTCAATCAGGGTTTTGATTTCCGCGTACAACGTAACCACGTTCGTATCACGGAGAAACTTTTCTTCACTCATGGCGGCCCCCTCTGAACAGGCCCGTGATCCGTGTCCCTGCCAGCTGAAGCAGTGACATGTTGGCCAAGTACTCGCGCAACCGGCTCGCCTCCAGCTCCTTGGCGTTGCTATGTTTGGCCAGGAGCGCGTAAGCGTCTTCAAACTCCACGCGTGCCGCTTCGCGGCCCTTGCTCCAACCATCGGCGTAAGCCTCTGCTGCCACGACCGCAAAGGTGCGGCGTTTGTATTTTCTAGTCTCAGCCATATCAGCTCTCCATATGGTCAAAAACAGCTTCGTCAATACGCAGGCGCTCTTTGTGGGACATCTTGGCCTCGAGCCATGGCGCGGGTTGGCCCCTGCAGTCGAGGACTTCCCACTCACCTTCCCCGCCTTCTGCGGGATAGCAGTTCTCGGGCGGGCCGCCAATGTAAGCAGGGCGGTGGCTTTCCCAGGACAGCACGCGGATGATGCAGGGGATGCCGCAGCAGGTGTATTCAAATTCGCTCATGCCCTGATCTCCAAAAGCTGCTCGTCGCAGTCCTCGTCAACGTACACCGAGAACAGGGTCAACTCAAAGTCGCCCTCTTCGGTTTCAATGACGATGTCCCGCGAGGCGGAAAACATGTCATTGGTTTTGCTGGACCGGGTCGCGCTGAAACGGATGCTTTTGACGCGATGGATGTTCAAGTTGAAGTTCATCTCTTTCTCTCTTTCTGTTGATGGAGACTAAATTATATAGGTATCGTACCAATTCTTCTCAGTAGTTTCCCTGATTTTTAAGCAGGTTCGTAGGTCATTTCAAATATGTCCGGCTTGCAAGGGTAATGCTCCCCCTTCACGCCCGTGATGATGTAGTCACCGGGGCGGACAATGTGGACGCCTTCCAGCGTCTTGATCCAGCCGCACCCCTCTAGCTGCTGGTCATTGCATTGATATTTGGCAACAGCCCAGTGGTCGCCGTCCTTGAACCATTGCGTGGCCTCAATGACCACTGGTTTTTTTCGGTACTTCACCGTGCATTCCCCTGCAAGCGGTCCGCGACCAGTGTAGCGTAGCCCGCGATGTCTACCCAGCTATCCACCTTGTCGGGGTTGCCGTTCACGATGCGGCCGATCTTGTGCAGGATCATCTCCAGGGCTTCCCACTGGTCATCTGCAAAGGTCTTGTCGTGAATGGCTGCGTGGTCCGCGACCAGTCGTTTCATACCCTGCATCAGTGCAGCGCCATCCTTGAACTTGCCGTAGTCCACAGCACGCTCGTTGATGGTTTCGTCCGCTCCGACTGTTTCGTGGATGAAGAGCCCAGGCCCCACTTCAGAGAACGGCACGTTCATATGCGCCAGCTCATTGCGCACCTGCGTGCGCAGCTTGTAGGTCATAGGCTTGGACGCCTGGTACTTCGCAGCCACCGTGGCCACGCTGCTGCCGGGGAATTTGCGAAAGTGTTCGCGGACTTTTTCAGACTTGTTCATGTGGTTTCCTTTTGAATTTGAACGATTGCACGTGCCTTGCCCTGGGCCAATACCTTTAGGACAAAGTCGTGCGCCTTTTCGATGTCATGAACAGTGGCATGCGCCAACTGCTCCTCATGCAGGTCCATCACCAGCTGCAGTGCTGTCCACTGCTTGGCTGTCATGATGAACCGCATTCCGTTGGCCACGCCCCGCTGCGATAAGGCAAGCAAGGCGTCTTGCCCCTGCCTGATCTCCTCGAGCCAGTCGTGACCTTTGCCCATGAGGGCCAGCGCTTCAGTGATGTTGAAAGCGCCGATCAGCATGTCAATGTCTCCTTTGTTTGCGTCGCCCTTGCGGACGTGGTCCAGGGCCGCGCGGTTCTTGATCTGTACGTCAAGGTACGTTCCCGGCAGATCGCGCACAGGCATAAGGCCTGACAGCACGAACTCCAGAGGGTTCTGAAGAACGGGGCGGGGGCGGTATTTGCTACGCTTTCTCATGTGCTGCACGCCACAAAAAGACTTGCCAGCAGCAGCGTCAGTAAGAGGGCGAAGAACATGATGGTTCTGTCGCGGACCAGGAGGCGGTAGTTGCCAAGCAGGATGTTCTGCAAAAACTCCTCGTCCTCTGACATTGGCGCGGGCCGTGGCACGTAGGCCAGGCCGATCAGTACTTTGCCGGTGTTCACATACTTGCCTGTGGCGGCGAGTTTGTTGAATACCTGCTGTTCTCTCGTAAGGGGTTTTTTAGCCATTTCAACCTTTCTCCTTTCTATGTTGGAGCTGTGATCGTAGCACATTTATCTCACGTGTCAACAACTCAACTCTACTCTCTGCTTCCAACCAGGCTCCACGCCACAGTCGCTGGTCCTCAATGCGCTGTGCTGCCGCTTCAAGCAGGTCCGCCATGAAAGGAAAGACCCCCTTGCTTGAGCGTAGTTCCTCTTGTAGTTTCATGTTCACTCCAGGGATGGGTTAGATATTCTTCTCGAAGCAGTCCGTATAGCACCAGGTCTCCACCGTCGGGGAAAGCCTTGCGCATGCGCCCCTCGTGCTGAAAGCCCAGGCGCGATACAAAGCGCTGGGCGTTAAGGTTCTCTGCCCGGACGAGGCCCGTGACCCGTGGTACTTCAAGCACCATGAACGGAAACTCAAACGACGCGTTGAAGAAGCTGCGCGACAGCCAGCAGCTCTTGGGCCGTGCAGCGATATGCATGTCGATGTTGGTGCCCGTGTAGGCAGAGAACACGGTGGCCGCCAGGAACTCGTCGTTGTCGTCCACCAGGCTTATCGCAGTGACGTTCCCCGACACACCTTCAATGCCAATGATCTCCTTGGCCCAGGCTACGGCCTCCTTGACCCGTTCAAAACGTAGAATTTTCACGGTAGTTCTCCGCGATGTCGTCTTCAAACAGCATCATCTGCTCCTCAGTGAGGGTCTTGGTGATGTCCACCTGGCGCGGCTTGCCGCTGGGGCCTGTGATAGTCAACAGGACCTTGGTGATGTCCAGTTGCGCGGGCAGTTCTGTGTCTTCCACCAGCATGGCCGGCAGCACCTCAAAAGTGAGTTCGACGGGGAACGTCATCTCGGTTTGATATTTCATTTTTGGCTTTCTCTCTTGTTTTGGCAATACGCTGTAGCGTCAGGGATTCTTCATAGGCAATGTCAAACACGGGAATCATTAGGCAGTGCAGATACGCGCCCATTCCTATCTTGTAAAAGGCAGCCACTTCTTTAAGCATGTAGTACGCCTCCTCGGGTACGGATACGGTAATCCAGCGCTGCCCCGCGCGCTTGGAGGGTGACGCACGTACAGCGTCATAGCGGTCCTTTTTTGGACGCCCATTCTTCCTCGGCCTGCCCCGTTTCTTCATTGGCTGGCGGATGTACGGCTCCGGGTTGGCAGGTACAACTTGGGTTCGCGGTGTAGCAGGTCTTCCCATCTAATTCTCCTTTCTATTGAACAGTCGTCAATTATGACGCCTCTCCCCAGTTTGGTCCAGTCTCCACGTCAACACGGGAGGGAACTTCTAGGGTTACTGCCTTGGCCATGATCTCGGCTGCAGCGCGGGCCTCGTCGATGTTCCTGACGGACAGCGCTACTTCGTCATGCACCTGCAGCAGCAATTTAAAACCGGCCTTGTGCAATGCCACCATGCCTGCCTTGGTCTGGTCTGCGGCCGACCCTTGGATCAAACGGTTCAGGCCCTTGTAGGTGCCCGCGCGCTTGATCCGTGAGCCGTATTCCATGACTGCCTGCTCGCGCGGCAGCGCCTTGTTCACGCCCCACTCCACAGGCTCCCACAGCGGGAAGCGGCACTTGCGGCCTAGGAGCGTGCGGATGGACCCGCCAGAGGCCGGGTGCTCAATGCGCTTCATGACAGCGTCCACGGTGCCTTTAAGAAACGGGACTTTGCTGTGGAATGTGGCGATCAGCTCGCTGGCCTCATCCAGGGGCAGGTCTAGCTGTGTGGCCAGCTTGGCTTTGCCCATGCCATACATCAGGCCCAGGCCGATGGTCTTGGCAGCCTTGCGTTTGATTCCGGCCATGTCGGCGACCATCTGGTGGAAGTCCGTGTCGGGGTTGTCGCGGTAGGCCTGTGCCATCTTCTCCGCGCCGGGCAGGCCCAGCAGTGTGGCGTAGTGCACCAATAAACGCGGTTCTTGGGAAGAAAAGTCGTTTGCTGCCCAAATATCGCCATCTTCGGGCAGAAACAGGCCCCGCACCATGGGGCCGATGATCTCGTGGCGCGCGGGCACCTGCTGGAGGTTGGGGTTGGACGCTGACAGCCGCCCCGTGACGGTGCCGCCTTCCTCGTTGCGCATCTGGTTGAAGTGGGTGTGGACGCGGCCGTCCTTGGCGCTGTGCTTCAGGTAGGGCTCCAGGAACGTGCCGTGGGTCTTGTTCAGCTCCCGGGCCTCCAGGATCATCTTGGACATAGGGTGCTCGTGCGTATCCAGGAAGCTCTTGGTAAAGCTCGGCGCGCCAGCGGCTGTCTTGGGGTACTGGACGCCCAGGCGGTCGAATGCGGCGGCAATGGACTGCGCGGCCCAGATGTCCACCTGCATGCCGGCCTGGCTCTTCAAGTACTTCAGAATTTCGGTTTCCTTACTCCGCATCTCGGCCATCTTCTGCTCGCACTTGGCGCGGTTGAAGTTGATGCCCTGCAGCGTGATGTTCACCAGCACCGGCAGCACTTCGGTCTCCATCCTGAACACCGACTCCACCTCGTCGTTGCGCATGAGCGCCTTGAAGTGATGCCACAGCTTCAAAGTCAGCGCGGCGTCCTGCTCGGCGTAGTCGCCCACGTGCATGGCAGGCAGCTTCCACAATTCCTTTTTGGGGTGCACGCCGAAGTCGGACGCCGACTCCTTCAAGCCCTGCTCAGACTTGATCTCCTTAAGGTAGTCAAAGCCCAGGCTGTTCAAGCTGTACGCAAACCGGTTCTCGTCCAGCACAGGTGCTGCCAGCATGGTGTCGTAGATCGTGCCGTTTACTTCAAATCCGGTGGCTCTGAGCCAGCCGAGGTCGTAGGCGGCGTTGTGCATGATCTTGTCTGCGGGCGTAGCCAAGACATCACGTATCCAGCGCTCCACAATACGCCTGTCCAGATTGCCACCACCAGCGTGAGCGACAGGGAAATAGCCAGCCCAACCGTCAATAGCAACGGCATAACCAACAATGTAGCCGTCATTCCGAGGCCAGCCAGGGCCCAGGCTCTCCATGTTAGGGTCACAGGTTTCGAGGTCAATTGCAATCTCCTTAGCTTCACTGAGGTTGGGGAAAGATGCCGGCGGCAGCCACTCGGAAATCCGAGGGAACATGGGCATGGTCTTGGTATCGCGCTTCATAGTCTGAAGCCTTTCAGTTCGTTCTTTGGCAGCACGATGTGCAGCGTTTGCTTGGCGCGGGTGATGCCCACATACAGCAGACGATTGATGTCGTCCGAGTTCTTGTCGTAGTCCTTGGCAAAGCGCGTGGACAGGTCCGACATCAGCAGCACGTTGTCGGCCTCGCCGCCCTTGGCACCGTGGATCGTGGACAACTTGATGGGCACGTGGCCCGTGAGCTTTGTGTTGCGGCGCAGCAAAGAGACCAAGTAGTCCCGACGGTCCTCGCTGATCTTGGTCAGCGCCTTGTGCCAAATTTCATCTGAAAGAAGCCCGTGCTTCTCTTTCAAAAGGTCAATTGTGTACACACCTGCCGGGTCGGCCGTGCGCAGCATCTTGTGGCCGTGCTTGATGAAGTCGCTGCCCATGTACTTGTAGACCACTTTGAGCACGTGGAACGGCACCTCGCCGCCCTTGCGCAGCTTCTCCCAGCCCAGCACCGCGATCAGGATGCTCTCACTCACGCTGCGTTGTCCGTGGCGCTCGAACAGCAGCCCCTGGCTTTTTATCCAGTCATGCATGTCGGTGAGCATGTAGTTGGCGCTGGCCAGGATGAGCCAGTTGCCCTGGCTGATGTCGACCTGCTGGAAGTCGTTGTAGTAGCTGATGCTGCCCGCCTCTTCGCGCGCCTTCCAGACCTTGGGCTGGCGGTGCTTGATGCGGGTCACCACGCGATTGGCTAGGGCGTGGATTTTTGATGGTACCCGGTACGACTGGTCAAGGATTTTGACATCACCCGTAAACCCCAGGAAGCTCGCAACGTCAGCTCCGGCCCAGGTGTAGACCGCCTGGTCGTCGTCCCCTGCCAAAAAGGCGCGCTGGGAGCGCAACGCAAGTTGCTCGACCAGCCTCCATTGCAAGCGTGACAGGTCTTGTGCCTCGTCGATGATCAGGGCGTCCAGCTTTGGCAGGCGCTCGGGCTCCAGCAGCACGTGCTCCAGGAGGTCGGTGAAGTCCAGCAAACTGCGGGATGTTTTGTAGTGTCGGTAGGCCCGCTCGACGTACTCAAAGTGGTACCACTCGATCTGCATCTCAGACATGTTGTAGTGCGTGCGCAGGTCCATGCCGCGAATGCGGGCAATGTTGATCTCGTTCAGGATCGGGTTGTCGGCCTTGACCGCAAACTCCTCGTCGCCGTTCTCAATGGCCAGCTCAATGCCCGCCTCTAAAGCAAACTCACGGTAGTGCTCCGGCGACATCATGTCCTTGGTGGTGATGCCCAGGCAGCGGTAGGCCAGGCTGTGCAGCGTGCGAAAAAACGGGAAGTCCGTGTCGGGGTTCAGGTTGGGGAACTTCTGGATGGCCCGGTCGCGCGCTTCGGTGGCCGCCTTCTTGGTGAAAGCAAAGTAGCCAATCTTCATTGGGTGCACATTGTTCTCCAGCTCGGTCTCAACAATGCTCAGGAGGTAGGTGGTCTTGCCGGACCCGGGTGGGCCGAAAACTTTGGTGGTGCTCATTCGTCCTCCCAATAGTCATTTGGCCAAACAAGGACAGGAGTGTGCGGACCGACGTATGCACCTTCGATGTTAAATTCGATGTACTCACGGGCATCCTCTGAGTCCATGCCGTCTTTGACAAGGTTCTTGCGAATCACTTCCGCGTCGTAGACCAAAACATCCACCATAGAGTTGTTGCGCCAGATCATTGCAGGGCCGATGATCGCGTCGTCATGTCCGTCAATTTTTAGCATCAGAATGGACTCCTTTGTGTACGTTGTTCTGGGGTGTCAAACGGTGCGTCTTGGTGGCTGAAGCGTGAAATCTTCCAGCACCGTGCTGCGCGGTTCTTGAGAAACAAACTGATCGGCTCGCCACCCAGGTCACGCAGGCGCTGCGCCATCTTTGGATGCGTCATGCCCTTGAAGTTGTTGCGCACCAGGTGCGCTTCCAGGTCCTTCATGCGGAAGTAGGTCTTGGCCTCGTTGTCGTCCGTCCAGGGACGGCCCATGAGGATTTCTTCGCGGTCCATTGCTTGCTGCAGGTGGGTGCAGAACTCTTCAAGCAGGTCGTTGAAGCGGCCGGTGATGCTGGTGTCTTCGCTGGCCTCGGTGATCTGCTCGGTCTCAACCATCTCCTTAAGCAATGCATTGAGAAGCTGCTCCCAGTCTTGCTTGCGCAGCGTGGGCGGCAAGAGGTTCAGCTTTTCAACGCAGGCCTTTTGAAAGGCCGCCTGTGCAAACAAGCTCTCGGTGTCCAGCTCGATCCGCTTGCCGTTGATGTCCAGGAACCACAGCGGCGGCTCCGAGTTGTACTTGGACAGTGAGGACATCTGCGGCGCGTCTGGCCCGTTGGCCCCGATCCCGTGTTTGCGTGTCCTGCAAAGCCCGCTGTTGCAAAAGCTGTTGAGCGGGGAGTCCTTGCACTTGTAGCGATATTCTTTCTTGTGCAGCTGCTTGACCAGGATTTGAACCTCGTTGTTGGGCAGCGGCGGGGAAACGTACTTCAGGTTGTGCTCGACCAGGGCATCGTCCCAGTGGATGGGGATGACCTTCTTGAGGTAGATGCCAATGTTGAACAGCGCGTTGTTGCGTGTGCCTTCGGGCACGCCCTGGGTGCACAGTGCCTGCAGGCATGGCGGGCCGTCTTTGATGGGATGGTCAGGGGCCTTTGGCTCTTCGGGGAACTTGAGGTCGGGGTCTTGCACCCACTGGTCGTACAGCTCGTAGAACTCCTCCAGGGTGGCCGCCGTGCCGTCGTCCCTGATGGCGTAGCGCATGGTCTGATCCCCGCCGAAATACGGCAGGTTCAGAAAGTTGCCCGTGTCGCCACGGTCAACCAGGATTTCAGCTTGCTTGGGAAAAATCTCACGGCCAGCTTCGCCCAGAAGGGCGGCGGAGGCCTTGAGAAACCGCTGCATCTCGGCAGCGGGTATGGGTTCTTTGGTGAACAGGAAAACGTGTGCGCCACCAGACTTGCTGCGGCACACAACCATCGGGAGCCCGAGGTTCCTGACCTTCTTTATCAGGCCGACGTGGTCCAGAGGATACTGGTCAATGTCAATACAGCCCCAGATGCAGGAGTTATCTGCCCGGATCGGAATAATTCCCAGACTCGGTTCAGCGCCTTCAAGGTGTTTGGCCCACAGGTCGTCCGTCGGTGGCTTGCGCACCACGACGGCCTTGCCTGCCTGCTTTCCGTCTCCACGGGATGATTCAATTTTGTATGTCCCATAGGCGATATCCAGGCCGGAAAAAATCGCTTTGAACCGGGTTATGTCAGTCATTTCTTCTTTCTAGTGAGGTGGGGCCTACTCACGCCGGGAGGGGTACCCGTGTTTTGCCTTTCATGAGCTACATGAAACGACTCAACTATCAGTCTCCCAAACACTTTCGGCCCCGAAAATCAGAATGGTGCAGGACCGTTTCCGGCAGCTCCAGCTTCAGTTTCGTGCTTCACCTTCACGTCACCCGCACCGACTGACTGTGCGAATGTCTTGGCAGCATTGTAGATATCGGCGGACTCGACAGGGCCGGTGCGCTCGACTTCCCAGCCGTACCACTTGCCCTTGTCGTTGGACTCGGCAACAGTGGAGAGTTTGTACATCTGGCTGTACATCGGCGGTGTGAACAGCCCGTTCTTCCCGGACATCTTCACCGACTGCATCATAGAGTTCCACTTGCGGCTCTTCTTGAGCTGCGTAGACTTCATGGTGATGAGGGCCGGCTCAGGATAGCCCGACGAGCCAATCATCATCACGTAGTAGTTTGCGGTGTTCTCGATGTAGTTGCCGTTGTCCAGGTAGTCCTTGTTGTCACCAGGCTCTTTATGAGTCTGCGACAAAACGTCACTGGTTGCCGGGTAGATGTGCACAGGTGCACCGCTGCCCTGGCCGCGTGGCATCCATTCAATGTACTGACGCACGTATGCGCAAGGTACAACAAAGATACCGCTCTTACCGTCAAACAGTTCACCCGTCACGGAGTTGAGGATCATGCCTGGGAGGGCACCATCAACTTCTCCGACTTCAGGGCTGGTGCTTGTCAGCAGACGCAGGAAAGGCAGTGCGTAGTCTTCCTGATTCATGCCGCTAAAGCCGGCACCAGCATCCTGTTCCATGTCGCCCACAATTGCCAGTGCAGCACTAGCTTTCTGTTCCGCGATTTCGTTTTTAGCCATGATTCTTTTCCTTGTTTCAGTTTGATTTGATGATTGCTTTTTGACCAATGAATACGCCAAAAAGTTCTGTGTCGACGGTTTGACCCTTTTCGACACGTTCCTTAACCCAGGCCTTGAGAGTCTGGGGTTCTATCTTCTGTGCCTGCTCGGCAGGGTAGCCTTGCGTGCCCAGTAGATTCAGCAGACGAACGGATAGCTCGTCTTCACCACGCCCGAAACGGACGCTGATGGTGTTTTTGATGATGTCGTCAAAGCCATTGTCGCGCAGCCATTGGTACGCTTCGGCCTGACGGGCCTTTGGAATGCTCGCTCCGTAGAACGGCTTGATGTCAATGCTACTGCCATCTTCCATCACAAACTTCTTCATCCCTGTCTCGGCCATAGCCTCGGGGATAGTCTGCTCGGTGAGCTTGCGGTACTGCTCGTTTCTCTCTGAGAGCACTTCCTCCATCTCAGCGATCTCCTTCTCAAGCATCTTGGCACGCTTGGCAAGCCCAGCGATACCCGATACCTGGTCATCAGATACCTTCAACGCACCTGCGTCGTCTTCAAACAAATTCGTAAGACTCATCTATTTCTCCTTTCTTGAACAAATCAACCTCCAGTGGAATATAACGTCTTTCACGCTTGTCCCACTTGAGGCACTTAAAGCGGCCATTGTTTTTACTGGCTGCTACTGCACAGGCAATGCCTATGGCAGAGGGGTCTCCAATGAGGAGCAAAAAGTCCTCATCAGAAAATTTCTCCAGCTTACGCTGAATACGGCGGACTGTCGGCACAACGGAGAAAGCTATCTGCGCATTGGGAGGCAGAATAGTTTCGATCTGGCCATAGTCCAGAGCGCTTGCTATGTTGTGTTGCGTAGTCTCCGAGACCACGTAAACCTTGGGCATGTGAATTTCTCCTTTCTGAATTCGAGCGGCCAGTGTACACTATCTTTTCAGGGAAATGCAACCCCTGCCAGAAAGATATACGTATGGACCAATTTTTATCGACCTACCCCTTCAAGAACAAGCCCTTTGTACACCAGCAGGCTTACCTTCAACGCTTCTGGGAGTACCAGGTAGCGGCCCTGTTCGCCGACATGGGCACAGGGAAAAGTTTCATGCTGATCAACAACGTGGCCATGCTCTACGACAAGGGCAAACTCAACGGATTTTTGATCGTAGCCCCAAAAGGGGTGTACCGCAACTGGTATGACACCGAAATCCCTAAGCATTTACCCGACCATGTCGTGTACCGCATGGCCATTTGGTCGCCGTCGCCCAGAAAAGCCGAACAAAAAGCACTGGACGACCTGTTCACGGTCACCGAGGACCTCAAAATCCTGGTGATGAACATCGAGGCGTTCAGCACTGCCAAGGGCACCGCTTACGCCAAGCGCTTCTTGCTCGTGCACAACGCAATGATGGCGATTGATGAGAGCACCACCATTAAGACGCCCAACTCTGCCCGCAGCAAGAACACCGAGAAGGTGGGCCATGGCGCGCGATACAGGCGCATCCTCACGGGCTCCCCCGTGACCAAGAGCCCGATGGACCTGTACCAGCAATGCGCTTTCCTGTCGGACAACTGCCTGAACGTGAGCAGCTATTACGTGTTCCAGGCGCGCTACGCCGTGACCGTGGAGCGCCAGCTGAACACCCATAGCTTCAAGCAGATCGTGGGCTACAGACGCCTGGACGAGCTGAAAGAAAAGCTCGACCGGTTTGCCTTTCGCGTGAAGAAGGAGGAGTGCCTGGACCTGCCCGACAAGCTCTACGTCAAGCGTGAGGTGGACCTGACGCCGGAGCAGCTCAGGTACTACAACCAAATGAAGGCCTTTGCCATGGCGCAGATTGAGGGCGGCCTGGTGAGCACCGTCAACGCGCTCACCCAGCTCATGCGCCTGCACCAGATCGTCTGCGGCCACGTGAAACTGGACGACGGCACCGTAATTGAGCTGCCCAATAAGCGCCTGGACGAGCTGCTGGCCATTGTCGAAGAGACGGACGGCAAGCTCATCATTTGGGCCAACTACAGGCACGACATTGAGGCCATCAAGATGGCGCTCGCAAAGGAATACGGCATGAACACCGTGGGCATGTACTACGGGGACACCGACATGGATGAGCGAAAGCGTGTCCTGGAGGAGTTTCAAAACCCAGACAGCGAAATGCGTTTCTTTGTGGGAAACCCCAGCACTGGTGGCTACGGCCTGACGCTCACAGCGGCCAGCACGATGGTCTATTACAGCAACAGCTTTGACCTGGAAAAACGCCTGCAGTCCGAGGACCGCGCACATCGTATTGGCCAGACCAAGAACGTGACCTACATCGACCTGATTGCCGTGGGCACCGTGGACGAAAAGATCGTCAAAGCGCTGCGAGCAAAGATTGACATTGCAACCCAAGTTCTTGGAGAGAAGTTCAAATCATGGCTGATTTAATCCCGTGGGCACGCCGTTACGTGTACGAAAAACTCGAGCGAATCGACGCATCTTCCGGACGTGTTTATGTGCTGCCCGGCGGTGCACAGGTTCCGTCTGTGACCACCATACTGGACCGCACCAAGGACAAGACAGCGCTCCTGGAGTGGGCCGCCCGCGTGGGCCACGCAGAGGCTAACAGGCAGCGCGACCAAGCAGCCTACATTGGCACGTGGATGCACAACACGCTGGAGGCTGTGCTATCGGGTGACCCGTTGTCCTTGGGCCGTGATTGGGAGGCCATGAAGGGCCACCAGATGGCGCTTACCCTGGCCAACAAGTACTTCGGGGCAATCAGCGCGATCCACGGCTCGGAGGTATGCCTGTACTACAAGGACCGCTACGCCGGCACAACTGACCTGGTGGCCACGTACCGTGGCAAGCTGGCCATCGTCGACTTCAAGCAGTCCGTCAAGCCCAAGCGCTACGAGTACATCACCGACTACTTTCACCAGTTGGCCGCCTATGCCGTGGCACATGACTGGAAGCACCGCACGTCAATTGACTATGCCGCTGTGCTGATTGCAGTGCAGGACGGGACGACGCAGGAGTTCACCATTGCGGGCCGGGACTGGGAACTGTTCAAGGCCGAGTGGATGCAGCGGTTAGCGCAGTTTGGGCAATACTAGCCAGAGGGTGAGAAATATAACCAGAAATACGAGGAGGACTACGGCCGCTATGGTGGCTATCTCCTCTATCTGTTTGTCGCGCCTGAGCTTGGCCTCACGCTTGCGCCGCGTTGCGTGCGCTGCTTCAATTTCCATGTTTTGGGCGCGCTTAACAATGCGTTGCCACACGTCCATTTTGTTGCTCTGGAAGAACAACATCTGCACTTGGCTTTCAAACTCTTTGGCCTGTTCTATGGCCAGCTCCAGCTCCAGCGCTTGACCCAGGGCAGAGCCTTTAAAGTCGCCTGCCTTTGCCTGTTTAACAACCGCAATCGCCTGTTCTTTGGCCTCAAAATACTTTCCCAACACAGGGCCCAGAGAGGCCACGTCGTCGACTGTTTTAGCAACCTTTTTTACAAGGGTGACGGCCGAGGATATGGCCGCTAGGGCTGTGATTGGGTCGATCATTTCTTCTCTCGCCACTCAAGACAATGCACTCTTCCTTCGTGTGCGTCTTTTGTCCAGGCCCACCGAACGCACTCCATCTTGGGTGCCTTGGCCGGTGCGGGCTTTTGCCCGCTAATCAACAGAGGTTGAGCGGCCAGCAGCATGGCTACGATTACTTTTGAGGCTGTAATTGCCCACCCACCATCGGACTGACGCTGTCAAACGGGAAGAGTGACTGGTACTGGGCCCGTGCGTTGGCGTTGGCTTTGGTGGGAGCACCGCTGTCCCCTGTCTGGCCAGGAGGTTTTGGCGCGGTGTCCAGGAGCCCTGGCACGCCACGCGTGTTTGGTGCTTTGGGCAGCATGCGCAGCTGACGATATGCTTCGCCCTGTGACGTGAGCGGCGAGGTCTGAACTGGCTTTTCTTCCTGCGGCGCGTTTATGTAGTTCAAGGCCGGTGTGACGGCACTCTTGCCTACCGAGACGCCAAAGGAGCCCAGCAAGTTGATTACACCGTTGGCAATGTTCCTGTTCTCTTTCTCAGTGCGGCCCTTGGCCAAGAGCAAGGCCATTGCATCGGGGTCCTTGACAGCGTTTTCTAGGATCACGCGCACGGTGGCATTTGGCAGTGCATCAAAAATCTGGCGCACGGCTTTGGAGCCTGCAGAAGCTGCAATCAAGGCCCCTGGGCCGCCAGGTGAAGCGGCCGTACCGATCCGCGCGCCGATGATGCGCAGGCCAAGCTCAGTGACGGCGTCAGCCCCTTGAATTACGTCCTCAACTGGGATTTTGTTTTTGAGGGCCGTCTCAATGCGCGCCATCGGGGTAAGGAGCTTTTTGAAGTTTGACAACTCCTGCAGCGTCATCATGCCGTTGGCACGCATGATGTTGGCAATAGACGGCTGGTTGCGTGAGATTGGGTCAAACAACGCTGCCGTGTAGGCGTCAATGCTGAACTTCGCGTCGGCACCAGGGCTGTTGCCTCCGGCCTTCATGTAGGCGTAGTCGTACAGTGATGATTTAAATCCTTCCACCGCATCTGGGCCGCCTTTTTTGGCCAATTCCGCAAGGGCGCGAATGTCTCTCACGGGGAACCGGCCGTTCAGACTGTCCGAAATCACCTTGATGGGGCTCTCGGCAGTCAGCAACTTGGCAAATGCAAGTTGATTGTTTGCGGTACGGGACAGTGCACTGGTTTCCTTGGTTACCTGCGTCAGCAAGTTTGCCGCGTGGGCCGCGTCCCGCAGCTCCCCCATGAGGCCCAATCGTTCCAATAGCGCGGAATTTTCTTGCGCAAACTTGGTGAGCTTATCGAACTGCAGTTCCTGTACAAAAGTCCCAGACTCACTGCCTGGGACAACCCTTAGGGCCTTTGCAGCGGCCAAACGCAGAACCCTGTTGTGTGCATCACGAACGGAAGCGACGTTGCCTGTTGCGGCAACAGCAAAGGGCTTTAGCTCAAGCGCTCGCGGGCTATCTTTGCCAAACTTGGCAACCGCCTCTCTATATTGCGTGCGCATAAACGCAACAGCGTCCTCGACTTCCTTCATGCGCATGGCGGTCTGACCTGCGCTGCCGCCAAAGGCATTTTGAACAAGCGTCTCCACCGGGATGCGATCCTTGCCTTTTTCAGTTACGGCAGTCAGATTGCCGGCGTAGGTCCGCGTAAAGGTGTCGTTTAGCGCACGAGAAAACTCCCGTGCCTGGTCGTACATCGGGTCCTTGAGCGTGTTAAGGTCCTGCAGCATGCCGTCGGCCAATTTGCTGTAAAAGTCCGCGTTGGCCCTCTTGCCTTCGCCTGCGGCTTCCCGGGCCATACCGAGCAGCCTGGAGCGGTAGTTCACCAGGTCTTGAACAGGTTGCTCCCTGATCGACGGCATGCCTGGCGACATGACCCCCTTCCCTCTATGAACACTGAGGGGAATTTTTCCGGTGTTTAAATACTCGTCGGTCAGCTTGCCTTCTCGAAATAACTCTACTGAGTCTTTGTCTATGCCAAACGACTTCATAATATCGCGCACTTGCGGCGGAATATCGTTAAACAATGCCGGCCCCATCTCGGAGGCTCTTGCAAGAAAAGCGTTAACAGTTTTAGAGGGCGTTATTGCCGGAAAAAGAATCCTGGTGTCTGTAACTGTCTTAAAAATTTCCCTTCCGGTACGTTGGTCAATGTCAACTAAAACCTTCTCTTGAAAGGTTTTTTTAAAAGGCTTGGTCAATCCTTCTAACGCAGAGGTCCAGAGCTTGGACTCAACCTCCCGCGCTTCGGTCAAGGCCCGTTCCACCTGGTCTTTGACGATCATCCCAACTTGCGTGCGCGCCTCAGGGGACTCTGTGTTGATTTTGGCAATTTTGCGCGCCGCGTTGGCATCAGCCAAAGACAGACGAGTTTCAAGGCCGTTGACAAAACGGTCGTAGCGCAGCTTGCTGGCGGCAATCAGTCCCTCAGGGCCTGTTTTTCCCAGTGCTTCGATGAGCTCTTGATAGGCCAGCATAGCCGTGCGGCCCTGCTCTGCCGTCTCGCCGCCAAACTGAGCACGATGGTTGCCCAACGACGCTTCCAAATCCATCAGGGCCTTGCTGCCCGTCTTCTGCCCAGAAGTAGGCGTTGGCACACCCTTTGGCATCTGTTGGCGCAAGGCCTTGAGCAGTGCTTCAGGGTCCTCGCCACTTTTCTCCAGGGCGTCCAACAGGAGGTTGGCGGCTTTCTTTTCCAAGGACGCGCTGCGTCCCGCAAAGCCTGCTTTGGCGGCACTTAAGGCTGCTTTGCTGGCGTCAACCCCAAGCGTAAGCAGCTTGCTCACAGGGGCCACACCTGCTGCCAACTCAGCGGTAAGGCGAACACCCTCTTGGCCCGGGCGATAGGCCTCGGCAGTGCCCCCCGCAACGCCCATTGATGCGGCGGTGACCGCCTCGCTGCCCATGAACACCTTGGGGCTGCTACGAGCAGCCTTTCCCATGGTAGACAGAAAGGTAGCCACGCGACCCGCAGTAGGGCCCGCTATTGGCAGACCAAAGGTAACGGGTGCTGAGGCAAGGCTCGAACCAAAAGTGGTTCCGCCTTCAAAGTAAGGCTTTAAACGCGGGTCTTGCTCTTCAGGGATCAGCCCTGAAGCGGCCTGTCCTGCCTCGTACCCGAAGTAGCCGCCCAGCGCCGTAGTGGCAAGTGGAATGGCTGCGGCAAAAGGCCCCATAAAAGGCGTTGCCGGAGCAACCATAGGCATGCCAACCCTAAAACCTGTCAGTGCACCGGCCAAGATGGGCGGGTCACGAAGCGCGCCCTTGGCAGCGCCCTTGGCAACGGATGTGGCCATATCGCCAGCGCCTGGCTCCGGAGGCCCACCAGAAGGGAAAAGGTCGTCGACGGTCATCTCTTTCAGCGTCGTTGGGGAGGCGCTGTCACTGCCCCCTTTTGGCGCAGGCGCTTTTGGGTAAAAAGCAGGCTTTTGCTTTTGCGCAGGCGCTTCCGGTTTTTTTCCAGAAGGGAAAAGGTCGTCAATGGTTGGAGCGGTTGCCATTTAGTTACCTCGCGGGGCCGTCATATTTTATTTGTAGCTGCTTGAAACCGGTCTTAGGGTTGAGCACAATGTACTCGCCTGGAGGCAAGGTCTTCCACACCGCAGGATCAGTAACCGTGCGCTGTTGGATACCCAACAGGTCACGCACCGCAGCCAACTCTTCGAGCTTTTTGGTTGCATCATTCCGAGCGGAAATACCCGTCCTTGCCTCGGCTTGAACGCTACGGACTTTTTTCTCAATACCCTCAAGTACGTTGTCCAAACTAATAATCTGATTGATGTAGGCGTTCTTGTTGGAAAACAGTCTGGGAGTCAGTTTCAACTCTCCCAAAATCTGCTGACGCTCCCCCTCTGCGAAACGAGGATTTTCCTGCAGTGTATTGACGACGCGATTGGTCATGCTCTCTATCATTGTTGTACTTTGTTGGAACTCTGGACCAATGTTTCCAGCCGCGCTCAACGGCACGTTGCGCGCTACGCCAGCCACCAGTACAGGCACAAAGCCCGTGCCTGTTGCAGCCAAGTCAAAGAAGGTCGACTTAGGTGCAGTGGTCGCAATCTGGAAGATTTCCGGTTTTGTGCCAGCCGCCGTTAAGCCCACAGGATTTGCCTTTAAGACAGGCGGAGCCACGCCTCCCACAGTGGTCGTGGTGCTTGGTTTAGGAGCCTTGCCGCCCAGGGCCTCCCTAACAAAGTCAGGCAGCTCGTTGCGTTGAGTGCGAATTGACTTGAGACCTGTCTCTGGATCGGTAGATTCAATCACGGTGGGCTGCGTGTAGTCCGTGACCGCAGTCATAAACGCGTTGCGTTGCTCGGGTTCCAGTGACCCCGCTGCGTACAGCGGAGCAAATTGAATGAGGGTGTTCAAGATGTCGCCTTTATTGCCCGAGCCAAGAGGGCCCTTTTTAGCGGCTTCAGCAGCTTTTTCGGCGGCGGCAGCGGCTGCTCTAGCCTTGGCAGCGTCTACTACCCCTCTCGCTCTAATGTCAGCAGCGCTAATCCTTCCTTGGGCAGTATTTATCTGATTCATCAGGTCGTTTTTACGTTTCTGCAAATCACTGTTCTGAGCGTTAACCTGGTCGATATCTTTCTCACCTTGTTGCAGTGCCAACGCCTTAAGCTGGCGGTCAATTTTGCCAATTTCGTCAATGCGCTTGCCCATGGCAGCGGGCAGTGTTCGGGTCGCCCCTGCAAGGCGCGACATAAAGCTGCCGCTTAAAGGACGGCCCGCATCATCGGTGTTTGCAGCAAAGCCAAAGGCCCGTTGTCCAAGATCAAAGAGCAACTGCGCTTCTGACGCTGCTTTGTCTGGGCCAAGCAGTTTGTTGTACTCAGGTAGGCGCGCTAACATGGCAGCCGACAAAGTAGGCGCTACAGTCGGTTGCTTGTTGAAAAGCTCCATTCCCGACCTCTTGGCTGCTGCCACAAGGTCAGGCGGGTACTGTACTAAATCAGCTTCAGCAGGAACGGCCTCGCCAGCAGGGACCACGCCGTCCTCATCAGACCCTGCTTGAAAATTTTGGACGTACCCACCACGCGCCATGGCCATGGGAGGCATGTCACCTGGAGGCATTGCGGGCGGAGCGCCCGGTGGGCCAGGGGGAGGCATACCAGGAGCGCCGCCGCCCATGCTTGCCATCAAAGCGGCAATACCGCCTTGGTCAGGGGGTGGAGCCATGCCAGCATCAGGAGGCATTGGGGGCATGCCGGGAGGAGGCATACCAGGAGCGCCACCCATCATCGGGGGCTGTGGCCCTTGGGCCATGGGCTGTGATTGGGGAAGCGCGCCAATACCGCCACCGCCTTGCTGCGCCAGGATAGGCTGCAGCATTGCCAGTACTTGCTCAGGTGTCTCGGTAGCCGCCTGGTAACCCACAAGGTCGGCCAACTCATCACGGCGCGCGTCAATAGAGCGCATGTCACCCCGCAGGTTGTTCATCAAGATTTCAGGAGAGCCGGGACGACGCTCCATCATCATTTCAGGGTCTTCACCGCCCTCGTCGTCGCCTTCATCGTCCATGAGGTCCATGAGCCCTTGCATGATTCCCATGTTTTCGATGTCATCGTCTTCGCTCATCATTTTTTTGTTCATATTGACCTCTTAGAAAAGACCGGCTTTTTTCGCGCCAGCGAGAGTTGAGAGTCCTCCCAAACCAATGCCGACCGCCTGCTGGAACGGACTTGCCGTCGGCTGGCTCGCCACTGCCGTAGACATCTGTGAGGACGGTGCACCCTTGTAAATGTCGGACAAGAAACCGGCCTGTTGATACGGTGCGTAGACCTTCTGCAATTCGGAAGCTCGCTGTGCATCCAGCGTCTGCTGGTTGAACGCTTGTTGCGACTGACCGACGTTGTACAAGAAGTTCATGTCACCCTGCTGCAGAGCCTGAGCCGTTTGGCCCAACGCGCCTTGCTGCACGCCAAGCTGGCCAAGCTGACCGCCCAACGCACCAAGTCCTTGAGCCGTTTGTTGGCCAATACCAAACTGCTGCCCCGCCAACTGGCCAATGCCCTGGCCAAGTCCCTGGAACTGCTGCGCCTGCTGGCCGTAAATGCCTGCAGCCGTTTGAGCGGATTGATTGCGAGCCTGTGCCTGCTGCATCATCAGGTTGGCAATGTTTTGGTTAATTGCCGCCTCTTGACCAGCCAAAGCGCCACCTTGAGACGCCAGGTTGCCGTACTGCTGCGCGGCCTGTTGGTAAATGTTCGCCGCACCCTGGCCAAGCTGTGCCTGTTGCACGCCCAATTGACCAAGACCCTGGCCGGCACCCACTTGCTGCTGTGCCAAGTTGCCATAAAGACCCGCTGCTGCCTGACCCAACTGCGCTTGCTGCGCGGCCTGCTGGCCTACTTGAGTGCCCGCTTGCACGCCCAGGCCTGCCTGTTGTGCGGCCAACTGAGCAGCCTGCTGCTGTAACCCGGCCTGCTGTGCAGAAACCTGCGCTTGCTGCGCGCCCAACTGGCCAATGCCTTGGCCCGCCTGCATCTGACGGCCCTGCTGCTGTTCAAAAGATGCCATGGCCTGCGCTTGCGCCTGGCTGTAGCCTTGCGACAAAAGATTGGCAATTGTGGAGGACTTTTGATCCATCAAGTTGCGCTGCATTTCAGCGCGCTGAACACCTTCACGCTCACCACCAAACGCACCGGACCTTACCGCCTGCGCTGCCAGGCCTTGGCCAGCAATCGCGGACTGACGGTCCATCTGCCGCATCGTTTCGTCGATGACTTGCTGGCGATAGGGGTCCATGAAGGACTGAGCAGAGGCCGGGTTGTAGCCTTGTGCAGCGCCTGCAATCGTTCCAATGCCTGCTTGAAGCGCGCCCTGGGCCATGCCAAACCCAGGCTGACGAGCAGCTTGCGCGGCCATGCCCACAGCTTGCTGACCTTGGCCAAGGCCTTGACTGATTAAATTCTGAGCGCCGCTGTAATCCGCGCCGCCAGAGCCAAGTGCCAACATCTGGGCTTGCGTCAATCCCCCAATGCCTTGGCCAATCGCGGCCGTTGCAGGACGCAGGTCCGCCTGGCTGGACATGGCCGCCATGTTCTGGGCCGTGGCCAGTGAGCCGAGGCCCGTGTTCAGGTCTTGACGCGCCGCGCCAAACTGCCCAGTGGTGTCGGATGCTGCTGCGCGCTGCGCGGCCTGGTCAAGGTAGCCCAGGCCTTGGTTGATTTGACCGATGCCAGAGGTGATATTGGCCGTGGCCCCACCTGCTTGGCCCAGGGCCTTTTGCGCATCAGTGAACTGGTTGCGGGTGTCAGCACCGCGCAGAATGTCAGCGGCTTCGCTGGTGGTGTTGTACGCGCCGCCCAGTGCCTGGTTGGCAGCGGTCATGTAGGGCGTGAAAGCCCCAACGCCCTGTGCTTCAGCGGCTCTAATCGCGGCCTGCTGGGCAGGGGAGAACCCTGCCACTTGGTAGCCAGGAAGCTGCTCGGCAAGCGTTTGACCTCCACCCTGGTTAAAGGCCAGTCTCTGGGCTTCTTGCAGTAGCTTGAGTTTGTACGCTTCGATCTCCGGGGCTTCCCGGACTATCTGTTGGGTGACTGTTTCTTCTGCCATTTATTTCCCCTTAACGGCTCCGCCTTCGAGCTTCTTCATTAACTTGTACATGCGAGCTGCGCCCTTGCGACGGCTGCCGCCTCCGGCGTTGCGCACAGCCTTGGCCGTAAACACGAACTCGCCGTCTGACAGCATCGCGGGGATGTCATCCGAAGTGCCAGTGCCAGGGCCGTTGATTGGGCCTTGACGGCGGGGGAAGTCGGTCATCTTGGCGTCACCGCCCTTGGCCATGCGACGGGGTTGACCATCAGGACCATAGATAAGCGGCACGCCATACAGGCCCGCTACGTTGTAAGGTTGCGCCACGCCGCCAGGACGGTTTGTTATGCCGGTCGGTATGACGTTGCCCGGTTGGCCAATGGGAATTGAGCCGTATGACGGGGTGGGGACAATTGGACTGGCTGGTGCCGAAGGCCGGGTGTAGCTGCCAAGGCCCCCGCTGAACAACTGGGGGTTATCCCTTATGTAGTCATTGCCCGTGTAATTGCGGTTGAACGCAGGGTTTTGGTTGACAGGTTCGCTATCCATGGCACCCGCGAGGTACGCAACCCCAGTTCCTACCGCTGCCAGTGGGCCGTATTTGGTGAAGATACCTGCGTCCGCTGCCAGACCAGGACGGCTGGGCGAAAGGTACTCGTTGTACAGGTTCTTGGTGCCGGAAATCGCTCTGTCAAGGTATGACGGAGGTTGATAGCCCGGAGGTGGGGTATTTGGGATCGGAGTTTTACTGCCCAGGTCCGTCTGGGAATAGTCAGGCGGGAAGACTCCCTGGCCCGGAGGTGGAGTATTCGGGAATGGAAGTTGTGTGCCCGGAGGTGGAGTATTCGGGAACGGGAATTGTGTGCCCGGAGGTGGAGTATTTGGTATCGGAGTTAGCTCGCCCAAATACGGAGCCCTTGGATTTGCCATACCAGGTACGCTGTTAGCAGCGTACCCCCCACGGGCGTCAGGAGGTAAGTTAGAGCCCCCACTGGCCACGTTATACCCGGCCTCTGGAGCTGCGTTAGGAGCCAGCTCCAGAGCACCAGCGTAATTAGCGGGCTGCACTATGTCCGGCCCTGCGCCAGGGGGCAGCTCCAAAGCAGTACGGTTTACCAGGTCCGTTGCATCGGCGTATGGGTCACCCGCCCCAGCAGCCCGTAGCATGTTCTGTGCAGTGGCGTCTGCTGGGACAGGCCGGCCACCTGCTAACTCAATGTCAGAGGGCCCGTCCAACTTCACAGCGCCCTCAGCGGTATTCTGAAGTCCTCGCATCGCCCCTGCTGATACGCCCGAGATCAGGCCCATTCTCAAAGCGTCTTGCTCGCTCATGCCCCCTAGCCTGCCGATACCCGCGCCAATTAAACCGGTTGTCAAGCCTGTGTTCAATGCACCTCCGGCTACGCCGGGCAAATAACCGCTAAGGCCTTTCAACGGGCTCCCAAGGCCCCCAAAGTCACCGCCACCGCCAATGTAGCCCATTGCACCTGAGATCAGAGCGTCTTTGACATCGCCCCCGCCCAAGAGGGAAGACCCTGCGCTGGCAAGACCATATATCGCTGGAGCGCTTAATGACATGCCGAAGCCTGCTGCCGCCGGTCCGAGGACCGATGCCAAAGCAATAGTAGTCATAATGCGCCCGACAGGACTCTTAAGCACGTCTTTGGTGACGGTTACAACGCTTTTGACGGCGTCTTTGACACCGCCCACGACGTCCTCAAGAATGTTGCCGCCCTTGAATTCGGGTAAACCCGTAGCAGGGTTGATCGTGCCGGAACCGCCACGGCGCTTGAGCATCGCGGCTTCTTGGGGGGTAATGTGGGCAAGGATGCTGTCCCCGCCGCGCCCTTTACTGGCGAGGTACTGGCCGACATCGGCCAAGCCGCCGGAGGCCATGCCTATAGGTTGCAGGCCCTCAACCACGGGGCTCATGTCCATGGGCTCTTGCGCGCCAGCGCCCTGCATCTGCCGCATTTCCTGCAGCACCGCGAGCATCGCGCCAATAAACTCGGGGTCGTACTCTGCCGGCATGTCCCCCTCATCAAGGGCATCGGCTTCAATCATCTTCTGGAGCAAGTTTTTGTAGTCGCCAGGGTTCTGGCTGACATATGTAAAAACCTGGATGAGCACGTCAAGCTGCGCAGGCGTGAGCTGAAGGTCACCAATGTTCTGGCGAATGGCCTCTTTTAAGGCAGCATCCTCTCCGGGGCGGGCCATGCCGAGCGCTGTCATCGCGGCATCGTAAGAGTCCGCACTGGTGACGGTTGGTTGTTGCTGTTGGGCTTGTTCGCCCTCCATGCCCATGCCTTGAGGCAAGGCCATGATTCCTTCAGTTGCCATGATAGTCCTTTCCAATTTTTGCCAAAGACCTCATGGGCCGCGCGCCGGGAAAGGACGCGTTGATGGCAAGATTATCCATTAAATTCTCAACTTCTGTCCACCCATTACGATCTGTCCACCTCTAAATAGGACAGGTAAAAGTCAACTGTTGCTACTGAACTGGTGACTTTAATCACGTCGGTCGCCTCCAATACACAAGGCACACCGCTCAAAATGTCCATGGTCTGGTTCGTGGGCAGCGAATAGACCTTCAACAAGCAGTACGCGGTGGCTGCGCCAAGCGGGTAGACGTTGACCGTCAAAGCTGTGGTGGAGGCGTTCCTGTTGGTCACCCGCAAGGAGGACAGCACCGCCGTATTGGCGGCCGGCACGGTGTAGATCGTGGTTTCAGTCGCAGCGGCCGGGGTCAGGAATTTCCGAAGGTACTTGTTTGCCATGGTCAGTTCGCCGATACAAAGTTGATGGTGAGAATCACTGACGGAATGGCGGGGCGCGTGGGGCTTGTTCCGGCGGCATAGTGCTGAATAAAGACGTTCAAATTATCCGACCACCAGGCAACTTGCAAGTAGTCGTTGGTGGGGTCGTTTACAGTGAAAATACCAGTAATTGCTGGGACTATGTGGGACCAAATACTGGCGCTCTTACGGGCAGGTACATCAAAGCGAGTGTTGCTCAACGGGTAGTTGACACCAGTGTCCTTGGCCCATACCTCAAATTCAGCGGCTGTATTGCTGCGATTTGTTACCTGCAAGGTAAACGTCACCAGATACTGACCTGCGCAAGGAACCCTGATCCGTGAGCCGCTCTCCACGGTTATTCCGTTGGAAAACGCAGGGGCAAACGTGAGCAGGTTCTCCGCTGTGATGCTGGCGTTTGTCTGGTCCTGGTCCGAGATCATCATTGCCTGGGGCAAGATGATGCCGTTGCTGTTCTGGAATCCACGGATACCACCAGCAAACCCGCCTCCCGCTCCGCTGCCCATGGCCATCCACGTTGCAGCGCCAGCAGTGTTCTCACTGGTGACCGGCGTGTAGGTGGTGTTGAGTTGCAGAATGATCTGCTCAAGCGAACGAACCAACTGGTTGAACTGCTGCGGGTCGTAGCCTGACTGCGTTGCGTTGGGCAGGCGGACGTTGGTGATCTTGCTCATCGCAGGCCGTCCGGCTGGATGTCCACCCGCAGCGTGCCGTAGCGCCACCATCCGCCCAACTCATCGCTTTCAATGCGCAATTGAATCTGGCGGCCGCGCGCGCGAGTGCTAACAAACTGCGTGGTCGGTGTGATCGCATAAGGGTCCAAAGAGCTTGCTACTGCAGAAGCCTGTGGATAGGCACGCAAAAGCAGTCGCACTATTAACTCTCCTACCTGACTCTTAAAGTCAGGGATGAACTTTTGCATCAGCAGCATCTGATCCCCGTCACCAAGATCGAAGTAGCCAGAATATATAAAGGCGTCAATTGCCACGCCGTTGGCGTCCACACCGTCTTCCTGGTTGTACAGGTAACTGCGCCCTGCTGTGAGGCCGTAAATTGTGGTGATGGTGGCGTCGGTATCAAGCGGGTCATACTCTGTGGCCAGAGGTTTATCAAAGGTGCCAGTGTCGGTCCATGCCGTGCGGGACATAGTGCCCACTGACCAGACGTTTTCCATGTAGTTGTAGGTCACAAAGCGGTTGACGTAGTCACTGCTCAATGACGGATAAAACCAGGTTACCTCGTTGAACTGGGTGTTGATGCCCACGTTCACAGCAGTCGCCTGTGCAATGTTTAGGTCTTCAAAAACATAGTCCTGCACGGTGCAGGGAATCTTTTTGACCGTGCCGTCAAACACGAAGAACGCATCCTTGCTCATCCAATACGCCACGCCGTTGACGTCCGCAGCCGCGTGAGGCGCGAGGATGCCGCAGTTGGCACCCAGTTGCTGAAAGCCAAACGTGTAGGGAGGCCCAAGAAACTGCTGACCGTGGATAGACGTGTCTGTCCAAATCAGAATCTGACCACGTGAGCGCAGCGCCGAAATAATCTCGTTGCCGTCCGTGAGCCGTTGTCCGCCGGCCGTGTTGGTTGCAGTGGCAACAAAGTCGTTGATGTCCTCTTGCGAAGAAAAGCGCACAAACATCGGGTCCTGACTTGTCGGATCACCCAACGTGGATTCCGTGCCAAGACACACCAGGTGGCGGTCAGGGGTGGATACCAGCGCAAACTTGGACTTAGTGGGCGCGCCGGAGATGGCCGTGGCCCGCGTTCCGATACCCGAGGTGGGATTCCACTCGTAGATGCCGCCATCAACCAACTGCAAAATAAGGAGCTGGCCAAAGTTGTCAAACTGCCAGACCCGGGCAAGCAACGCCAACGCAGCAGAAGCAGGACGGGGCGTGCCCCAGGTGCTCAAGCCCCACGTGCCTGTGCCCCAGCCAAAGTCAACATAGCTGATGTCGCTCCCGACGTTGATCTGATAGGTCGCGGTTGCCGCGCCGGCCGTCGCTACCGTGGAGGTCGCCGAGGTTGGGGAAACGATTGTGTAAGTGCCAGTGGTCAGGACCTCTTGAATCTCAAACTCGTTTGTGAGGCTGGCATTGGTAATACCCCCTGGATTACCTGAGACGGCGCTGAACGTGACAAAGTCACCTTGCACCGCACCGTGGGTTGCGTCATTGACAACCACCGTGGTGCTGCCGTTGGTAGTGCTGAAAGTACATGCCCCCGTGGCCCGAATGGGGGTGATATCGGCCCACGCTCCGCCGTAAAACACATAGACCTTGCGGTTTGTTCCAAGGGCCGCGTAGGGCGAGCCCTCCAGATCGTTCCAGGTGAAGATATCACTGGCAGAACCTACAAAGCTCACCAGCGTGCTGCCAAACTGCGTCCACCCACCCATCTTCTCCGGCAGGCCGTAGCGAAAGCGCACGTAGTCGCTGTCGACCCAGCCGCCTTCAGCGCCGTACTCGGTGTTCTGTTTGTCGACGCCTGGCTTGAGAAAGAGCCGAAGAAGTGGCATTATCTAAACCCTGCTGTTTTCTTTGCAATCTTTTTAGGCTGCGCTACAAACTGCTTTCCTGCCGCCTTGCCTTTGCGTTTGGCCTTGGTCGTGGCCGCATATTCAGCAGGAGACAAGGACTTGATTGCGGCCTCAGGTAAGTAGCGTTCCCCGGTCTTGCTCGAAGGCTTACCGGACTTAGTGCGCCACTTCTGCTCGCCCCAGTCTTTGAGGCTTTTTTGAGGGGCTTTCAATCTCGGTACCCCCCGCCTGCGGCCCTGTACTTCTTGGCTACCAACTGTGCTTTTCTCGCGGACCACTGGCCCGCGCCTGTGCCCTGAGTAGCGGCAGATTTGACCTGGCTCACGATCCGCTTGCGCAGCTCGGGCTTGGTATAGTTGCCGGCGGCATTGACACTGCCCCCTTTTTTAAGGGCGGCAGCTTTAGGCCTGGCAGGGTTTTTGGCCGGCTTCTTCATGTGACGCGTCTCCATTCAGGTTTGCCGTCACCTCGGCTGAAGTGTGGCGTATCCAGAATCTTAATGCCGTTTCCGCCCCAGGAATTGAGCGGGTGCAGAGATTCCCAGTAGGCACCCAGCGGCGCGAGTATCTGCTTGTCGTAGATCAGCTTGCCGTTTTGGAAGAAGTTAAGGTCCACCGCCAGGCGCTTTAAGTGCAAGGAGTTCATGGTATTGCTGCGGCCTGTTTTGACGTAAACGGCTTGCTGTTCGGGCGTGCGGGCGAGTTCTCCGCCGGTGACCATAAAGCCCTGGGCAGACGCGTACTCCACGAGTCGGCACATGTCCCGCAAAAAGGCTGCTTGTTCTTGGCTCAGGCTCATTTTGCGCTCCTCATTTCAGCCAGCTTCTCGACAGTGCGACCACCGAAGTACGCACCCATGATCAACATACCCCAGTTGCCCAGCAAGGTCACGTAGGACTCGTTGGCGTTGTAACCAAAGGCGGACATCATGGCAAACAGGAAGTAGCCGCAAAAGATGGCAATCAGGCTCATAGGGCGGATGTTCTTGGACAGCCAGGAATCGGAGGACATGTCCGCCTTCCATCGGTCTGTGATGTTTTGGGCATCGGACTGCGCAGCCTTTGCCAGCAGTTCCAACTCAGCCATTTCCAACTTGGCCTTCTCAATGCCCAGCTCCAAGAGGCGCTCTTCATGCTCATGTTCGAGCTGACGAAGTTTGCTGACCTCTTCCGGGCCGGGGTTATCTGAGATTTTTACGCCAAGCGCGTTTTCAACAACCTCCTTGCCCTTAGCCTGGATCGCGGAGGACAAAAGACCTAGGCCGTTTTGGGCCAAGGTTCCGAGCAATGATGCGACGATTGGAATCATTTGAGTTTCTCCATCCTGGTTTCGATGACCGCAATACTCTGGCGGTTGTATTGGATATCGTCCCGGTTCTTTTGTATCTCAGCCGAGAGTTCCTGGCGCAACCGCTCACGAGCCAACTCTGCCCCTGTGTTGGTAGCCTGCTTGTTGTCGGAAGTGACAACCAGGCTGATCTTGCTGTTCAGGATGGTAACTTCATGGCTTAGGTTAGAAAGCGCCGACATGAGGTAGACCACGCAGGTAAACAACAGCGGCAGCACTGCAAAGGTGAGTTTTTCAATTAAAGCGCTCTTCGCACTTTCTTTTGCTTCTTCAGCCATTTTGGTTCCTTACATAGTTGCCCCCGATGCAGCAGGAACCGTCGTGATCTCAATCGCCACGGACTGTTTAAGGTCCAGTGGCTGCCCGCAATCGGCGCAGGCGTCTGCGTCGATCTCGGACTGATCCAGGTCGTAGCCGCACGCACCGCAGAGAACCTCTACAGCGTGTGCAGGCTCGATGCCGCCGTCAGGCAGCGTCCGTGACGGGCTCTGCAGTCTCATCGGGTTTTGCCATCTCTGGCACTTGGATTTGGGGCTGCACTTCCGCGTGAATGGCATTGACAATATGAAGCACATCGCCGCAGGGGCGATTACCCAGGTATTGCAGGATGCCGTTCACAAGTTGCAGGCTTACTTTAACGTCTTCATTCATGGATTTTTCTCCAAAGCATCGCTGAAGTGGGGCAGCGATGGAACCCCACAAACATTATGCCGCAGGTGCCCAGGGCAAAGCCTGCGATGTCGGAGACACCGGAGGAGTGATCATGCTGTCAATCTGGCCCTGCACGCACGCTTGCATATTGCTCACGGTCTGCGGGTCAGCCCAACCAATTACTTGGGCTTGGGTCAGTTGAGCGTAGGGCGTAAACGCCTCGCCCTGTTCGATGGTGAACTGCTGATTGAACCCAATGTCGGCGGTGTATGCTCCGCTTACCCCGGTGATGAGATAGTTGACGTTCACGACGACATCGGTCTGCCCTGCCTCTTGAGGCAGCGTGTACATCTGGGTAACAGTGGTGGTAAAGGTAGTCATGGTAAGTCCTTCAATTTAAGGGTGGGTGGATTTATAGGCATCAAACTCTGCCTTGAGTTCTTGGATTGCTTTAACCAAGTAGGGAACGAGATTCTGATTGATACCAAAAACGCGCCCGTCCTCGTCTACCCACTGCTTCTCTGCTTCATTGGCAGCATGGGTGATAACTTGGTCAGGCAAAACTTGCTGGTACTCTTGGGCAATAAAGCCTATTTCATGCTTGTCATTTTCTTTGTAGTCAAACTCAACGGGGCGCAAGGCAAGAATCTTGTCAAGGCCGCTTTCAACATCAACAATGTTCTTCTTGATGCGTTGGTCAGAAGTGGTTGACCATGATGCCGAATTGTTGCCTTGATAAACGCCGCCGCCGTTGGGGTTGATAAACCCTGTGTTGTTTCCTTTGCCTGCTACGTTAACACCAATAACATATTCATAAGACGATGCAGCATTAGATGCTTGGGCCGCATATCCAACGTAGATGTTGTTGCTGCCCGTAGTAAGCGAGGCTCCATCTTGACCAGCGGACGTACCTACAAAAGTATTGTTGCCGCCAGTAGTGAGGGACGCTGCCGAATTCATGCCCAACGAGGTGTTGTTATCACCCGTGGTCTTGTTATACATTGCAATATAACCAAGCGCGGTATTGTTAGTACCTGTGGTGTTTTTTTGTAACGCAGCGTAGCCAATAGCCGTATTATTATTTCCGGTGGTGTTGGCAAACAAGGCTTGGTAGCCCAATGCCGCCATGTTACTTCCAGTAGTATTGGTATACCCCGATTGAAAACCAACAGCCACGTTAAGGTCAGTTGTGTTGCTTATCAGCGCAGCGTAACCAACTGCCACAGTGCCGTAGCCAGTCGTTATCCCCTTGCCTGCCTCAGCACCAAGTGCAGTGTTGTAATTACCAGTTGTACCTGAGTAACCCGCTTGGTAGCCGAGTGCGACATTGGACGTGCCCGTGCTATTTGTGTATTTGGCCTGATACCCCACAGCAGTGTTGCTGCTGGCGGTGGTGTTGGAGCCGAGCGCATATCCACCCAAAGCAGTATTTGAAGTTCCTGTGGTATTTGCTAGGCCAGATTGACCGCCAACAAACGTGTTGTTATAGCCTGTTGTAGTTGCTGAACCAGTGTTGTACCCAATGAAAACGCTTCCACTGGATTCTGTTGCAACCGACGGGTTATACAAATACCCTGCTCTATATCCCAACGCAGCCCCGCCAGTTTGAACAGTATTCGTATACAAGGCTTGATAACCAACTGCCGCACCACCGGCAGCGGTAGTCCCACTATACCCAGCCTGATACCCCACGGCGGTGTTGTTGCTGGCGGTGGTGTTTTGCGCTAAAGCCCCTGTGCCTACAGCAATGTTGTATGAGCCAGTGGTATTTGCCTGCAATGCGCCAGATGCGGCTTCATCATTTCCACCAACACCAGTATTGCCTGTTCCAGTGGTGTTCGTTTGCAATACAAATGCGCCAACAGCAGTGACGTGACCGGTGGTATTGTTCTGCCCAGCACCCTGCCCAACAGCGGTGTTTCTGCTTGCTGTGGTGTTTCCATTCAGTGCCACATAGCCCAGCGCCGTGTTACTTGTGCCGGTGCTGTTTGTATATAGCGCCTGAGTGCCCACTGCCGTGTTGTTGCTGGCAGTAGTATTGGAGCGGAGCGCGTTTGAACCCATCGCCACATTTGAACCGCCAGTAGTATTGGTCAGCATCGCTTGATAACCAAATGAACTGTTGTCGTTGGCAGTTGTGGTGTTGCGCTGCGACTCAAGACCAAAGGCACTGTGGTTAGAGCCTGTCGTGTTGCTTAGTAATGCATACGCACCCAACGCAGCGTTTGCAGTTCCGGTAGTATTTGTATACCCCGCCTGATAACCTACAGCGGTGTTGTTGCTGGCGGTGGTGTTGGAGTTTAGGGCTTGAGTTCCAAGGGCTACGTTGGATGAGCCTGTGGTATTGCTGTAAGCAGCCCGCCAACCTACAGCCACGTTGGAATCACCAGTGGTGTTGGCAGTAAGAGCGGTATACCCAACGGCGGTGAGGTTATTGGGAGTAGTGTTTGAGTAAAGAGCTTCGCGCCCCACTGCGGTGTTACCACTGCCAGTGGTATTTGACAATAGTGCAGTATGACCAACGGCGGTGTTATTGGAGCCAGTAGTGTTTGCCCCTGATGCGCCGTTACCAAAAGCTGAGTTTTGACTGCCAGTCGTGTTGAAATAAAGTGCGCCAACATTTGCGCCAACTGAACCAAACGCAGAATTTTGAAGGCCAGTTGTATTTGAAGCTAAAGCAATTGAGCCAAATGCGCTATTGCTAGAGCCTGTTGTATTGCTGCCCCCCGCGCTATAGCCTACCGCAGTGTTGTCGGAGGCGGTGGTGTTGGCTTGGAGTGCCGAGAGTCCTATTGCTGTGTTGTTGGAGCCGGTGGTATTGCTGTCCAGTGCTTGATAGCCAACAGCAACAAGCGAAGTGCCCGTTGTATTCGCGTAAGCAGCCTGATACCCTACAGCAGTGTTGCCGCTGGCGGTGGTGTTGGAGCGAAGTGCGTCATTTCCTACCGCTACGTTGTTTGCACCAGTTGTGTTTGAGTAAGCAGCCTGATATCCAACAGCTACATTGTTGCCAGCGGTGGTGTTGGAGCGAAGCGTGTCAGTTCCAATTGCAGTGTTGCCGCTCCCGCTAGTGTTTAATACCAAAGCTTCTCGACCAAAAGCAGAATTTGTTGTTCCGGTAGTATTGGTCACCATTGCAGTAGTTCCAACCGCAGTGTTATATATACCCGTGGTATTAGCCTGTAATGCTCGTTGACCAAATGCAGAATTGCTGCTTCCGGTTGTATTTGCCGCTAATGCAAGATTACCAACCGTAGTACTTGTAGAATCAGCACCAGCGCCTCGGCCTACGGTGAGTCCGTAGATGTTGGCGTCCAGGCCTACATAGAGCTTCTTGACAATGCCCATGCCGCCGTCCGTTTGGATCGAGCCGGTGGTCGTGCTGCTGGAGTCAGTCGTGCTGTCCACGGTCAACGCGCCGGTCAGCGTCTGATTACCACCTGCGGTGATGTTGCCGGCGATGAACAGGTTGCGGGGGCGGGTAGCGCCGCTGGCACCAATGTCGTAGGTGTTGTCGGTGAAGATCAGGTTGCTGGTGATCGTGCTGTTGATGGTCAGCGTGTCAGCGGAGGAGTCACCGACCGTCACGTTGCCGTTCAAATTCACGCCGCCCGTGAGCGTCAGCGTGCCGCCAACGGACAAGTTACCGCCCACGGTGGCAGCGCCGGCCAGATACAGGTTGCGGGGTCGCGTGGCCCCTGATGCCCCGATATCGTAGGTGTTGTCAGTGAAAATCAGGTTGCTGCCAATCGTGCCAGGCACAGTGATCAAGTCACCAGAAGCGTTGCCCAGAGCAACAGTGCCGTCCAGGGTGGTTGCACCAGAGGCGTTGAGCGTGGTGAACGCACCGGTGGAGGCGGAAGCTGCGCCAATGGGCGTGCCATCAATTGCGCCGCCATTGATGTCGACAAAGTCAAACATCTGAATGACGTTGGTGCCGTCCACATACAGGTGTGCTTTGCGTCCATTGGTCACGGTAATGCCCGTGCCTGCGGAGGTCTTCACGGTAATGCTTTGACCGCCCGTGGTGTTGTTCTGAACAACGTACTGCTTCTCGATGGTCGGAACTATCAGCTCACGGGTGGCCGTCAGGCTGCCCGAAGACGTAGCGTTAAGGACCAAGGCCCGCGCTGTCTGTAGAGCAACGGTGTTGGTCAGGCTAATAGTCAGGTTGGCGTCTGTTGTAAAGACTGGATTGCCAAACCCCGTGATAGCCTGCTCAATGGCCGTGCCAATGTTGTCGTTGGTTGTAGTGCCCCAGGTGCCTGACTGCTCTCCAGTGCCAATCAGCTCAAATTTAAGGTCTGAATAGGTGCTTGCCATGGTTTTTCCTTTACGTTGGGACCTGCGTCCAAATCACTGTATTTCCGTCATTGACAACGACCCAATTACCTGACTGTGAATCATCCACATTTTGCCAGTTAGGCGTCTGATTGTCATCTATTACACTCCAAATCAGTACGGTTCCAACCTGCCCCTGCGCAGAAACACCCGTGACAAAAACGTCCGCGTTGGCGGCTACCGTAACGCTGCCAACTGATCCCGTGGCCTGCAGTCCTGTAACGGGCACATTCCCGGTTCCCTCAATGGACACTGAGCCAATAGCCATCGTGCCGGCAACACCGGTGACGGTGACGTTGGCATCTGCCTGGTGGTCAACCGAGCCTACCTGACCTGTCGCCTGCACGCCCGTAACGAACACGTCCGCGTTGGCGGCCACCGTAACGCTGCCCAGGGCCATCGTGCCCTGCACGCCCGTGAGCGTGACATTCGCAGCGCCAGTCATGGTGACCTGGCCAACCTGGCCCGTTGCGCTTACCCCAGTAACGCTGACATCAGCGTTGGCCGTGACGGTAACCGCACCCAAAAAGGCCGTTGCGCTGACCCCGGAAAGTAAAACGACCGCGTCAGCGGTCACCTGCACAGAACCTACGGCCCCAGTGGCTTTGATGTCAAGAACGCCCTCTCCCCAGGGCTGTTCGCCCCAGCCTACGCCGGATGCATTCCAGCCTTGAAAGGCAACAACAACATCAGCCACATGCGCTCCTCATCAGGCAATGCGGATGATGGCACTGGTGGAATCGTTCGTTGGGAAGATGATGGTGAACGTGCCGCTGGTGGACGTTTTTGCACCGCCAAAGTCCAAAACGCAAACAGTAGGGTCGCCCGCAGCCGTATCGTTGTAAATTAACGCGCCAAAGGCCGTGATCGTGGCAGATGTGAACGACAAGTCAGCAAAGTCCGTGAACGCGGTAGTTCCAGTGGACGTAGGCGTGACGTTGGTCAATGCGCCGCCACCTGCTACATACGAGCCCGATGCAGCCACCTCATTGGTGGCCGTATAGGCGGTCGTTGCTGCAGTGAACGAGGCACTGTTGTCGTACAAGGCCAGCTTGAACGTATTGCCCGTGCTGGTTGTGAAATTGTGTACACCTTTCATCAACTCCACTTTGAAGCTGGTGCACATGAAATTGCCTGAAAATGCCATTTTTAATCTCCTAACAAATGAACCAAGTTGGGGTGACCCGCCTCGCGCAGGCGCAGGGCAATAGTTGCTCGGTCCTGTTCAACCGCCTCTTTCAAATAAAACGCTACAACATGCTTGACGCTGTCCTTGAAAGCTCTGGCCTGGGCCTGCACCGCCGGGTGCGACTGGTCCCCAACATAGATGATCTTGTCAGCAGAGCGCGCAGCCAACTCTTCCGTTGTCCAGCCGCGCTTTTGCGTGGTCTCGACAAAGACGCTGCCTACATGTACGGGTGCTGGTGCTGTGATCATGGTCCAGGTGAATCCGATTTAAGTGGGATGCGAAGCATGCCGTCACGGTACTCGTCACGGCGGCGACGGCCCTGTTGCTCTGCGCCCAGACCTTGAATGGCCTCTTTGTAAGCCCCACGGAAGTACTGCATCATCTCAGTAGGTCCCTTTGTGTAGCTGTAGGCCTGGATCAAGCATGCATACAACAACGCCTCAGGGGCATTATTGCTGATCCAAGTGGTCGGATTGGCCGACGAGAGCTGCGTTGGACGATAAATGTAGCCAAGCTCCACGCTGTAGCTCTGATTCGGCGTGGGTGCAATGTAGAACGTGTTTTGGTCCCACACGGCGTAGTACTTGGGCGTGCCTTGCGTGGTGCCGTTGGCCCAGTACTCTTTCATGAAGGACGTGTCCCTGAAGTCCAGGAACAACTGATCGCCACTGGTGGGCGTCAGGATCAGGTACCGATGCGTCAAAAGGTCAGTAGGGGCAGTCAGAAACCGGTTGCCCTGGGTCATGCTGCCTGTCACCTCGAGCTTGAAGACGTCCAGGTCAATCTCGCGAAGAATCTGGTTCTCCGCCATGGTGATGAAGGTGTCTATTACCGCACTGGTAAACACGTTACTGTTCACCTCGGTGTAGTTTCGGATGTTGGTGACAAGTTCGTTGTAGGTCATGTAATGCTCACAGTCACTTTGCCAACAACGCCTTGCGCGATGAGCGCCTGGTCTTGGATGTACGGCTGCATGTTGGTGCCACCTCGAACACTGCCAAAACTTTGAAATGCCGTAAAGCCTGGCGCGCCAACAAAAACAGATACGGGCTCGATGCGATCGGGACGCGGATCACGCAATGCAATGGCGTCCCCGTTGTAACGAAGCGGCTCGAGCTGGGGTTCTTTTGGCTCGTAGTCATCCGGGCACACCATAAAACCGCGCCAGTTCTTGCGCAGGTTGTTGTACTTGTACCGCTGCCCGCAGTAGTCGCACAGTCCGTAGGAATATATGCCGGTTGCAAAGGCCATGTCATACCCCCAGGTCCGGTACAAACTGCACGCTGGCGGTGTCTCGGTCTTCCATCGCCGCGCGAAGGAAATCCTCTTCGTAAATAGACTTCAAGGCCGCAACTCGGTCAGCAGCAAACTTGAGTGCCAGGTAGTACGCCAGGCCCGACGCCAAGCAGGGCAAAAACCTAAAGTTGACGTCGGAAGTGTTGGTGTACGCGCCGGCGTCTTGGATGCGACGAATGCGGTAGTACACAAAGGTGTAGTTCTGGTCAGCTGCGGGGTAGAAATACACCTTGGGAGTATTGGTGCGCTCCACATAAAACTGCGCAGGACGGGCCTGCGTGGTCTTGTCAGGCACGTTAAGGTAGTCTTCACGGCTGATGCGCTCGATGTAGACGTCCGTGTTGATGCCCTGGTTGTTTTGGCGAATAATTGCCTCTAACACATTGACCACGTCGGTCGGCAACGAAATGCTGCTGGTTCCCTGCACTAGGGCAAAAGTAGCCTGCTCAATGGTCCACAAATTTAACCCGCGATTGGCCCAATCAAGAAACAACAGGTTGAGCGAGCGACGTGCCGACGTGAGTTGATACCCAGCCGTCGGCCGCATGCCGCAGCGCTCAAAAGACTCTTCGATTAAGTCATCAATCGACAGGTCAAATGTGGTGGTGTTGGAGGTGGTCATTTGCTGTACAAGTTGTCAAATGTTGCTTGCGCATCCATGTACGAGTCATCCTGCTCCGCGCAATGTATCCACTGACTGGGCCTGAAATCAGGTGCACCTTCCCCTGTTTGCCAAAACGCAGGGCTTGTGACCCTGACGCGGTTGTTTGGCAACGCCACAATATTCCCCGTCCACTTGCCTGCATCAGTCAAAATCAAAACATGACTTTGCTTGTGCTGCGCAGGGCAATCGGCTACCTCGCTCTCTGCGTAATCCACGGTGAACAAGTACCTGCCGGTGTGAAATTCACCGTCAATCTTGCACAGCCAGGGGCTGGGGCTGGTCCGGGCAAACTTTATCACCGTGTGATGGTGCGACGGGCAGTCCCAAGGCTGCGCCAGATGTGTGGGCATGCGATCCGGCCACTCCTCCAGTGGGATGTCCCCCACCAGCGCTGTGATCGGCATGCGTGCCCACATAGCCCCTCCATGCACGTTCTCAGAACCGTCTACTTGGCTCTCACACCCGGTAAACACCACCTGAAAACTCAAGCAACGATCCGGCATGACGTTGACCGCAATAACATTTGCGTGCAAGTACTCGCCATGGTACTTCTGGTGCATGTGGGTAAACTCACGTCTAACCCAGCATTTGAAGTACGGAATGTTGCTGATGAGGTATGCCATTACTTAGCGCGTTTACCGCCCGCCATCGTGCCCTTGGACATTTTCTTGGCCGCGCCGCCCGCAGCATAGCCTTTGGACATCATGCCGCCAGCGGCATAGCCCTTGGTCATCATGCCTCCGCCCATTTTGCCAATAGGCTTGCCCATGGCCATGCGCTTGTGCTCGTTGACGTTGCCTTTGTTGGCCATGCCGCCTTTAGCCATCATAGGAACGCCTGTAGAGGTGCTCGTTGAAGAAATCATCTTGTTTGCAGGGCCGCTTTCAACAGCGCCACCGCCGCGCGAAGCGGCTCCCATTCCACGTCCGGCCATATCAAACTCCTTTTTTCATTGCGCGGCCTTTAACGTCGGCCGTTTTACGTTTAACAGCGCGACCCATTTTGTCGCCCATGTCAGAATCTTTCATCATCTTGCCGCCAGGCATCTTGTGCATGCCTACCGCGCCGCCTTTTTTCATTTTGCCAATGCCATCGGCCGCAAAAGCAGGCACAGATTTGCCGCCTTTTTTGACCATCTTTAGTTTCGAGGTTGCCATCATTGCTCCTTACTTTGCTTGCTGAATAAGTTGATCAATTTTTGCTTCAAGGCGGTTAAACCGCTGGTCAATGTGGTCAGTAATGCGCTGCACTTCTGCTTGAGTGGTGTAATCACGGGCAATTTCCTCTCGTGTTTTATTGAGCAGTATGTCTAGCCGCTTGAGTTCCTCAAATTTGTCTTTGAGCAAGAAGCCAAGTGCGCCGGTTATTAGGGTCAGAGCGAGCGACCAAGCTGAGTTCAGGTCCATTTAGTACAGCTTTCCTTTTGTTCTGCCCCGTATGGCTATTCCATCTCCGCGCCTTGCTGCTTCAGAGAGCTTGACTGATCCGCCCTTCTTAAATTCGCGAGGGGACACGTCATCAAAGGGGCTACTTTCCGATTTTTTTTCTGACTTAAACAGGGGAGGGTCTTCTTTAGTTGCTGACGATGCGGGGCTGTCTTTTTTGGACAGAAACTTATTCGCTGCGCTTAAGGCACGCCCAACAGGCATGGCTGCAATTGCAGCCTTTCCCGCAGTCATTAAGGCATCCGTGGAAGGTGTATCACCCAATTTTGCGCGCGCATCCCGAAACCCTTTAGCTGTATCGCTTTCACGATATTTATCCAGCAAACCTTTCTCGCTGGCTTGCGATTTAGGGTACGTAGCGCCTTGAGTAAGTTTTGTTTCGCCTTGAGTCCTGCTCATGCTCGGCATCTTGTCAATCCGTTTTTGCTCATCGTCCGCAGTGACTGTGCCGTATTTTTTGCCGTTGAACGTAAACGTCTTTTTGCCGTCGGCGCGAGCTTCTTTAAATGCTTCCTGAAAGGGAGATGGTTTTTTAGCCATGTCGCACTCCTAGCACTTCCACCTTGCTAAAGCAGCTGCCTTGCGGGTCGGCTTGCCTTTTTCATCTTTCATCGGCCCCGGCATCCCGCCCATGCGCGCGCAGAACGAGTCTTTGCGCGGGCCGCCTTTGGGCTGTGGGGCCTTGAGGTTGCTGCCTGTTGCCGCGTTGTACTTGGCACGGCCTTTGGCGGTCAAGCCCGCCCCTTTGGAGACGGGCAATTTCTCGCCACGACCAACCGAAAGGGAGGGGCCTTTCTTAGCCATTACTGCGCTGCTCCACCATAAAAGAACAACGTCACGCTGGTAACTTCAGCGCTGGAAACATCAATAAACACCCCTGAATCAAAGAGAATTCCCATATCTGGAAGGATGAGGTCAGTGGCTCCCGCCGCAGCAGGGGTAGTGATGGTCAGCAGTACAGTGCCTGCAGTGGTGCTGCCGTTTTTCAACGTAAAGGACGCGGCCGTAGCCGTGTTTGTGAAGTAAATGCCAGCTACCCTTGTGCGACCCCCAACTGCATGGCCATCGGCAGTCTTTGTGACTGCCTGAATATTGCTGTTGCTCATGTCGGACCCCTAATTAAGCAGTGCGCGTGAAGACGTATGCTGTGGCACTAGAGAACATGATGGTGAAACGAGCCAAACCTGTCACACCCGAAGCAACGGTCAGGTCGCCAAAGCTGGCAGCGGTATCCACTGCTGCGCTAGACAAAACGCCGTTAACTGCAACAGCAATGGTCACGGTGCTTGCACCGCCAGTGTTGTCAATGTACAAGTCCATCACAGTGCCTTTGGTAGCGCCAAGAGCAGCACCAAGCAACGTGCCAGTAGGCAGCGTGATGGTTGTGGCAGCAGCAGAGGTAGATGTGATGTAGCCAGTTGCA